CGGAGTACGCGGACTCGTTCGCGTTCAGCACTACGAAGTGGACCGGTCCCACCTTAAAGTCGTACGACCGGCCGTTACCGGGGAGGTTGAAGAACGCGTTGTTCAGCTGGTACGGCCAGTCCGTCAGATCATGGTTTCCAAGAGCCGGAAAGAGTTTGTTGTCGGTCGGCCCCAGCCCGTAAGAGCCGTTGTACCCTCCGATGGCCCACCAGTAATACTGAGCGAGCAGATCCTCGTAGGGGGCGACACTCGGGTTAGCTCCACCGACATTATCGTACCCATCGGAGTAGACGATATCCCCACCGTGCAGAACCACGTCGGGGTTCCACTTGCGAACCATCTGAGCGATGTTCGACGCGGCGTCCCCAATCTTGCCAGTATCGGCAACGAACGCGAACTTGAGGGCGCAGGTATCAGAGCAGTCAATCTCGATTGCACGCCGCTTGAGCTCGTATGCCCGCTGTGCGGTCCCAACAAGCACCGACCGGCGAACGTCCCTGGAAGTACTCAGGATGTTAGCCTGCCAGATCGTAATAGGCTCTGAGCCCAGCCCGTCGCCATCGATGACCACACGCTCGTGGCCTGGGGCGTTAGACAGCGAGCCGTCCTGGGCGCGCACGTTAGACGCGTCACTCAGCGCCTGGTCCGCTGCCTCACCGGTAAGGTCAGTGGGGAAGCGTGTTACGAGTCCAGTTTGAGGTCCCTTGACCTCTTTCTTGATGTCGTTCTTGCGACGCATTAGTAGATGTAGTCGAGGATGATGACGCCAGGACCGCCGGCTTGACCTTGCACAGCATCCCCGGCACCACCAGCACCGTAATTCTTACCGACGTAATTGTTGCTGAATCCACCGACACAGCCGTTGCCGCAGGCTCCCCCATTCGGCTGCCCGCCGGGCTCCCCATAGGATTGAATTCCAATATACTGCGTCGTGTGGCCCGTGCCGAAATTGCTCATCGGGAACGGGACGGTGCCGCCGGCCCCGCTCTTCGCGCCGTTCCCGCCCTTGCACTTGACGAAACGTGTGGCATCGAGATAGAAGCGTGTAAGCGTCCCGTCGTGACCGTCATTGGTCGCGCCTCCCTCGCCCCCGGACCCGATCCAGAGCTCCCATTGCTGCTGGGGCTCGACGATAAAGTTGACCATCGCCCAAGTGCCTCCTGCACCACCATAGGGGGTAGCCAGAAGCTCGCCGCCCCCTCCACCACCGATGGCAACTACCCGCACTTGGGTAACCCCAGTCGGAACGGTCCAAAGCTTTCGTGCACTCCAGTGGTTAACATCACCCTCCGTATCCGCGCTCGTCAGTATCCACTCGTCGTTGACCTCCGTGTAGAACGCGTTGGTGTCCGGGTTGAACCGAAGCGCAGCCCCAGGAGCCAGAGGACTCACGGGAGTCGACGCCGACTCTTCAAGGATTGACCCGATGAACATCTCACTGACCGCGCGCCCGCGACTCGGGATCTCGACGTCCTGGCCGGCAGTTACCTGCCCCTTCGAATTGACCGACCCCCAGTTGTACGCCCCAGCGGGATCTGGACTAAGGGACTTCAACTTAGACGAGGCGATGACGTTGTCCCGCAGCCTCCCCGTGTTCAAATCGAACAGGACCTGCCCCCAGCCCTTGAGCCGGTTCTTGATGTCGCGCATCCACGATGCGCCGTACTTCACGAGGTCGCTGTCGGCTGGTTCCTGTGGGTTGAATCCATCTCCTAAAAGAGCCATATTTCCTCCTTATTGTCCCATTTGGGTGATCCGACCTTTCTGCGCGCGATACAGGTCGTCGGCCTTCGCCTTCTTGAGCCGCAAATGATAGAGCTCCTCCTGGTCCCTCCACTCAGGATCACGCAGCTCTTCGTAGGCCACCGCCGCGACCTTCGCCTTCACCATCTCTTCATAGGTGCGCGTGATGTAGTTCGCGTCGTCATCGTTCTGCAAGTCGGCCAGGTAGTTGAAGCACTTGATGACAAACTCGGTATCCCCCGTCGTGGGGTAAAGCAAATAGAGGTACGCATCATTCGCGTCCCAGTCGAGCCACACCGGCAAATCCCTGAACAGCGTTGACGGGTTGGTGGGCACGACAATCGTTTGGTTGGCCGTGAGCAGTCTTCGCTCGAGTGCCTCCCGGGTGATCTTACACGGCAGAAGGGTACCGTCCTGCCCCTGCATGTAGATCGGCGACCGCTCCGCCTGGAGCTCCTTGAAGTTCGCTGGGAGCACCGCTGACGTCGTCTGGTTAGCGACCGTGACGGTGATACGGTCCTTCATACAGAGGAACGAATGGGCCTGGTAGATGCTCCGAAGACCCTGATTGATCCAGTCGGAATAGGCATCGGCCATGTCCGGCCGATTCACGGAGCGTTCGAGGTATCGGATGAGCTCGCCCTTATTCATAACTGCATGATAGCAAAGAGCGGTCGCGGGGGCAAGCACCCCCTACGACCGCTGGTTAAGGTTGTCCCGGCACCTACCGACTACCTTTGCAGGTAGGGCAGGATTTGGGTCGTGTGCCCCTCTCGACTTGCGCCACAGGCTTCACCGGGATCTGGAAATCCTTTTCCCGGTACTTCCCGAAGGGCACGCCGGACTGAGCCGCACGCCGGTCCAGGTCATTTGGCTGTTGCCTAACCATATCGCGAGAGCGTTAAGGTTGTGGTTGAGCCGCGTGACTTAAGCACGGACGGACCCAGGGGCTTTGGAGGGCGTGTTCACCTTCTCGATCTCTCCGACACCCTTTTTACCGGGCATACCGCCGAAGCGTTCGTTACTGGTGTGCTTCACGCCACTCTTCACCGAAGAGCTCGCCTTTTGTCCAATTTCTTTTACAGGTCGCATAATTGCCTCCTAATCGCCGTAGTCCACTTCACACAGTGTCGTGTCTCCGGCCTCGATGACTGCCTTTAACTTCTCTGCCAACTCGGGGTCTGACACGTCCAAAGTACTGGAACTATCATACCCCCCTGTCCTAAGCTTTTGCAAGGGAAACCGAAACGTCGAGCCATCCTCGAACCTAACTGGATCAGCCGGCCGCCACTTCTTGAACGTCCAGACTCTCTCCTTCTTAAGACTCTCCGGCGGAGCCGCAGCATCCGCCGGAGAGATGATCCGTTTCGGCTTCACAGCCTTAGCTCAACTTGACCTTCTGCAGGTCGTACGCGTAACCAAAGGCTTCAGCGAACCGAAGCTTCAGTCCGAGCTTGGCGCGGAACTGCTCCTTGTAGGAGTCCTGTCCAGGGGTCTGGATGTTGGGCTCCAAGAAGAGCGGCTCCATCGTCTTCTGGATGATGTGCGCCAGATCGACGACGAACATCCAGTCACCGTAATTCGGGATCTCCTTCAGGAGCGGGTGGAACGCCAAGTCCAGCACACCAAACGGCGTGTTGATCGTGGTGATGTTCATTCCGAAAACAGTGTCTTGGTTCATTATTCTGAACCCGTTCGTCGCACTGTTGGCGAAGTTACTGATCGCGGCGTACGCTTGCGGACCACACAGACCCAACTTGGAGTCGGACCCGACGGTCATGAAGCCCTGCAACCAGGTGTTGAACGCATCGAGCGTCACACCCGTTGCAGCCAACCCGTTAAGGGCATTGCTGGACGCGTAAGTGTCCACCGCATTGCGGAGACCGCCAGTGGCGTACGCGTAGCCGTTCGTGCCCGTGTGCTTCCGACGCCACCCGAACAGTAGGGCGAACTCGATGTCCTTCGCGACGCGCTCCAGAGCCTGCACCCGGCGAGCCCGCAGAGGACCAGCGGCGTCGGATCGGAGTTTGTTCGCCTTGAAGGCGTTGGCCAGCTCAACAGTGCTGTTGAAGGTCTGGACGTAATTGTGGATGATCGACGGATCCTCGTAGATGGCGCGTACCGGAACGGCACCTTCATCTTTACCGAGGGTCACGATGGTCAACCAGTCACCGTCGAGCGTCACATAGCTTGCGGGCGGGGTTCCGCTCACAGGCTCGCTCGGGGCGTTGATCGCGCGTTGCACGGTGATGGTATTGCTCGTGGGCTGTGCGCTCACTCGCATATACTCACCAGTCGTGATGTTGTAGAGAATCGTTCCCAGGTCCAAGAACTTCCAGACCGTGGTGTCTCCCGCGCCGTCATCGACGACGATGGTGTCGGCCTCGTCGTACGCGGCAGGCGGAGTTGCATCCGCAGTCGCGATGGCGATTTGCCGCACAACCGGATCGCGCTCGAACCAGTTGAAGACGTTATTCTCGGCAGGCTCGGTCTTCAGCCTGGACATAAGCCCAAACAGAGTCGAACCAGCGTTCATACCCTTCGCGTTGCGTACGAAGATGGATTCCTGATACTCACCGACCAAGTCGTTGGTATCCGCATTAGATGTGGTCAGAATGCCTGACACGGTAGCCATAGTAAACCTCCTTTGATTGTTACCACCCGTTACCAGTCCAATATAGCAAACAACGCCCTACCAATGCAATAGGGCGTTGATTGATTTAGGATGGATTCAGCGGTTACTCCTGCAAACTCGCAGCAACCGACTTATGAAAATCCTTTTGTCCGCGCATATCCGGATGCGTGGCCATCAGGTTTGGGTGGCCTGCGGGAGCATTCGCCGCAGGTACTCTCGGCTTCGCAGCCGGGGGCGTCGCTGGAGCCGCTGGCGGCGGCGTAGCGGGCGCGGGAGCGGCCGGGGGTGTAGCCGGAGGGGTCTCCGCTGCCGGCGGCGTAGCGGGCGGCGTAGCGGCCTCAGGATTCATCTTGGCCACAACCTCTGCCCACTGGGCGAGCGTGCCGTTAAACCAAGGGGCCTGAGCCTTGACCTGCTGGAGCAAGTAGTTCTCCGTTTGCGCGGCGACCTGCTCAACGAATTGCTGCGGCTGCATCTGCGCGACCTCAGCCGGATACTGGTCACGCAATGCCGTCGCGAACTTCCGGGCTGTGTCGAGGTGCGGGTCCAGATCGGGCCTCGCCTGGCGAAACAGCGACTCGACCATCGCCTCGTTCGTCATCTGGAAGTTCTGCTGAAGCGGAGCCACCTGCTGGTGGATAGCGTCCAGGATCGGGTTCAGCTCCGCCGCAATCTCTTCACGAACAGCAATGTGCGCGTGTGCCTGGGTCCGTGCGAGGACGTCCCCCAGTGTCTTGGCTGCGTCCTCGCCCCCGCCAAGGATCGCTTCGACCTCCTCACCGGAGACGACAGAATGTGGTGACAGCTGGGTCACAAGCTTGCCGTGGTAGGCCTCACGCGCTGCCGCGATCTCCTCATCAGTTGGAGGCTTCGGGGCATTCGGGTCTTCCGGCGGAGCAGCCGGAGCAGCCGGAGCAGCCGGGGCTGCAGGAGCCTCGGGCTTCTTGAGCAGTTCCTTCAGCTCCTCCTCGGTGTACTCCTTGTCACCGACCTTAAACTTCGGGGGGTCTGCGGGAGCCTCAGGTTTCGCCTCAGGTTTCGCCTCAGGTTTCGCCTCAGGTTTCGCCTCAGGTTTCGCCTCAGGTTTCGCCTCAGGTTTCGCCTCAGGTTCCGGTTCCGGTTCCGGGCTGCCCAGATTGATCTTCTTGCGCTGGGCGGCCAAAATCTTACCCGCCTCCGAAGCAGGGTTAGAGTCAAGGCCCAGGGCGTCCTTCGCGCTCGGCAACGCCGGGGGTTCGTGAGATGTGATCACTGGCGGGGTGGTGTCCGCAGTGCCGTCATTGGATGCTGGTATGTTATCTGCCATATTGGGTTACTCCTTACTCGACGTGACCTGCTTAACGTAGTCGGCGATGGTGTTCGCGATTTTGCCCCCCTGTGTGGGGTCCATCAATCTCAAAAGCGACTTCAGTTGATCCGCCCTCCCTTGTAGGCGTCGGAGCTTGTAGTCCTCGGGCTCCGTCCGCAGTTGATCGTTGACCTTCATCAGCTCGATCAACAGGTACGCACGCAGACCCTTTCCTGCCAGGTCGTTATTGAAGATCTCCCACTTGCCGGGGAGATTCGCGCGCATGAGTTCAAGCCGGTCCTTGTGAACCAGCTCCAACATTTGGATATCCGGGAATGAGCAGTTCATTATAGCTGCTGCGGTCGCGGCTGTACTGGGGCCACAGACGGCAGCTCACCAGACTCAGGCATCGGTGGAAGCGATGGCATGGCTGGCGCAGGTCCGGGAGTCATTGGCATACCGGGTTGAGGAGGGACTCCACCGTCAATAGGTGGAGCCCCTTGAGGAGACCCCATTCCGGCTGCAAGTGTTCTCGGATCGTAGTAAAAATTCTCGACCTTCAGTCCACTGGCCTTAGCGGCAGCGAAGATCAGGCTGCGAGGATCAAGGTTACCCTCGCCGGGCATAAAGATCTGCGGGTAGGCCGCCCCAGCCTCGAGCACTCGGGCGATGGCCGCGACCTTGCGGGTGTCCGTCCCGGGCAGTGTGCCGTCGTGGGCAATGAAGTCGAACTCACCCTGGATCACGTCACGGGTCAGTTTCAAGGACTTCGCGCCCCGCAGATACGGGTTCAGGTTGAGCTCGTCACTGCTGAACCGGACCACCATCTCCTCGTCCATGAACTGCTGGAAATTGGCCACAAACTGCTTGGTCTGGGGCATGAGCCCCTGGACGGAGAGCAGCCTGGCAATGGAGGTCATGCGGCCGGCTGCCATCTGCTGTGTGCCAGCAAACTCTGTCGCGGTATCAGACTTCGTCGGGTTGGCCCCCTGCATAGCCGAGTTGGCTGCAGTCACTGACTCAGAGAACTGAGCGAACTGCATCATCTCTTCGTGGAACCGTTCAGTCATGTCCTTGATCGGGACCTGCTGAATGACGTCTCGGATCGGCTGGCCCTGCGCTTCGGGACGAAGGGCGATCAGAAGACCCTCCTTCTCCGGGTTCATGAAGTCGTCAACGTCCACCTTCTGGGGGTCGTAGATGAAGATGTTGCCGACCGTGCGGGAGAGCGCCTCCTGGTGGCGGTTCTTCAGCCAATCGACGTGGTCCTGGATGCCCTTCATGATCATCGCCCAACTGGGCGCGAACTGGAAATGGGCAAACGGCCGCCCTTCGGCGACGGTATAGGGGAGCTGGTCGTGCTCGTACGGCGACTCGTTGATCGCCAGCACAACGTCACCCATACCTATAAGAAACTGGTATAAACGTACATCCGTCTCGTCGCCCAGATTGTAGGCTTTCGGGATCAAGCGGATCCACATCTCGTAGCATTCGATGTTGCCGACATCTTCCTTATCCGCAACGTCGTTGCCCGTCGGGTTTACTGACCGGCCGCGTTCGTAGCCCGTCCGACTCACCCGAATGTTGGCTTCAATGCCGCCGGTCGGAGCGCCAGTCGCCACGATGTCCGGAGCCGTCTCCGTCCCCCGCTTCTGCTTCTTCTCCTTCAACTCCTCGACCGCCCACGGATAGATGTGGTACGGGTCGTCTTCGGGAAGCTCGGAGCGGCGCATGAGCTCTGTCCACGGAATCTGCGTCCGGTGTCCGGCGAAGCGCATCTCCTGAAAACGCCACAGCGGCAGTCCAGGGTCACACACGAAATCGTAGGGGCTGACGAGGTCGGCACGGGCGTAATGTCCGACAGTCACCTTCTCGCGCTCGAGCTTCTCGTACTTGGGATAGATCATCTCGCCGGACTCTGAATCCATAATCGGGTCAGCGTCGAGGTCATCCTCCTGCGTGGCCGTGACCTTCGATTTGTAGATCGGGGCCCAGGTGTTGTAGTAGACGCCACGGTTCGTCACCAGGCAGTCCTGCACCCACAGATAACCAAGCAGGTACGTCGACTGTTGCTCTGCATTCCAGCGGAGCAGTTGGTTCATGTACTCGGCGGGCATCTCATCCTCAGGGCCCCGGCCCTCGACCCTGTGGGGGGTCTCCTGGCCGAAGAGCACCTGAGCGATGTAAGTGGTCATCGTGATGATCTGAGTCGAAGTCATCGGCAGTAGGAACCGCCGGGGATCTCCGCGCTCAAGCCGCTCGTAGTCGGTACGCGACAGGGGCGCGTAGCCGAGCATGAGGTCGTACGCGTAGTCAAAGTCACGCGACCAGTATTCCAACGAATCACGGCCGAGCTTCAGGTAGTCCTTGGCGATCTTCGCTACGGCCACCCGAAACGGCTCGTCATTCTTCAGTCTTTTGACTACGCTCGGTTTCATTTACTCGACCCCTTCTACAGTGATGATCGCGTCCACAGCCTGCATCTGGTGCGGCGTGATCTCGAAGTTATCCGGAAGCACGATCTTCTGCGTGATCGGCAGCTCCAGCGGCTCTAACGCGAGCTCAGCGAGCTCCTCTGTTGCCTTGGCCTTGGTGGCCTCGTCGCACCCCTCAAGAGTCCACTGCCCCTCCCTGCCCGCATCCTCGACGGGCTTGCCGTGCTCTTGGAACACGCGGAGCCGGGCGTCGTTTGCAGACTTCTCAGCGTCACGAAGAGCCGCCAGCACGCGCCCAATCCAATAGGACGTCTTGGCGGGAAGTCGAGCACTCGACAGCGTCAGCAGGGTTGCACTGAACTGGGGATCGAAGATCGTCCCCACGGGTATGGTCATTTTTTCGCTCATAGTTACTTAGGCCAGACCTAACGTGGATTCTATTGAATCAAGATCCGCGCCAGAGGCGTTGGCCAAAGCAGCCAATATCTGGTCGCGACGCATTGACAAATACTCGTTTCGCAGACCGATGACAAGATCAGAAATACTGCCCTCGAGAAACTCCTGCGGCGTCGGCTTCGTCGGCTCGTCCTTGTAACGATAGTCAATGAGCCTCTGCAGTGCCGCCTCCTGGGCGTTCGTGATGTCGACCGTTGTTTGAAATGCCATAATTTCCTCCTTAGTCCCCGATCCGCCACATAGTGAACGTCGTGTGATCAATGGTAAAAGTGCGGCCGGCTGACGTGTTGTTATTGATAGCCAGCTCGAAATAGTCGGTGGTCCCGTTTGCGGTAACCAGCCCGTGCCCGGACAGCCCGTAGGTGGTCGTGGCGGAAGCGAAGAATTCTTCCTCGATAGTCGAAGCTTGAATCGTCCCATTCTTAAGCACACCGACTTCGAGCTGCTGGTTTACGGCCCCCACAAAACCACTGAGCGACCATAGGACGAGATACGTGCCCGCCCTGAGCGGCGTCAACCGTCCAGTCCCAGTCGTCCGGGTGATGTCGTTCGCGTTCCCTGAATCCGACCACCCGTTGACGATCGGGTACCACGTATTCTGCAGGGTTAGCGCGACAGTAGCCGCCGTGTCGTCCTGATACATCTCCCCGCGAACAAGCTGGGCGAGCGTCGTGCCCGCAAAGTAGTTCACGTCGCCCGCAGACTCCTGGTAGATGCCATAGCGGGTGGTGATGGTCCCGGTCGTTTGCGGAGCCTCGATCAGCAGGCCGATCCCTTCCGTGATCGTATGGGCCGCGTTGGTGGTCCGCACCCGAGCCCGGATCGCAGCCGCGAGGGTGATGGTGCCGGTACCGCCGCCGATGGCTTCGCAGCCGACGCCATAGATCTCGTCAACGACCCCGCCCCCGGCATGGGATACTTGGTAAAGTGCACCGTAGTTCAGCCCGGTGTAATTGAAGTTCGTCGTGAGCGAGAGCGACGAATACATGCCGTAAGTCGAAGCCGTGCGGGTCGTGGTGGGCACGATCGTCTGCACTTGATAGACGCCGTAGATGTAGAGGGCGTTTGACTGCCACTCCTCTTGAATCTCCAAGACGCGTCCGGTCGTCACCGAAGACACAGAGTTGCCCACGAGGAGGCTGCGCCTTGCGTGGACGTTGCCGCCGAAGTAGTTGATGTCCGAGCTGCCAGCTTGGTAGATACCGTAGACAGTTGTGGCCGCCGGAGCAGCGTCGAGGTACAGGCACGCCCAGGTAGTCGCCGTCGACCCACCGGACAACAATCCGCGAATCCGCAAACCGTAGACAGTTGTGGCCGCCCCACCGCCGGAAACCTGTGGGTAGATGACCTCGCCCTGCAAAAGCGCGACTGTCGCCGCCGACTCATGGATGGCGTAGATCGCGGACCCGCGCATACCGTCAGTCACGTTCGTCAAGTCACCGACCCCAGTGTGCCGCGCTTGGGCGTTAATGGCGGCCACCGATGCTGTCGAAGCAGTCGCCGGAGCACTGTAAGCTCGCACGAGGGCCGTGAGGGTAGTCCCAGACGTCGCTGTGACCTCCGCCTCGGTGTGAAACGTGTAAAGGGCGGTCACGCTATCCCCGACCGCCAGCGTGTCCGACACAGTCGCCTCCCCAATCGTCAGCACGTTAATGCTCGCGGCGGAGAACACTGCAGACTGTGTCTTCGACCACACCTTAGCAGTTGCGTCCCACGTAAGTACGTTGCCGTTCACAACTCCCGTGACATCCGTATCCGTCAACTCCTCCACCGTACCGATGATGTTGACTGTCGGGACGTAGAGCACCCCGTTAGACGCATCGGAGACCATGCAGACAGCAACGTGGACGACTGAGTTGGGTGGACTCGGTGGGATGTTCGTCAAATTACCGGGCACCCCGTTCAGGAAGACAGACGACCCGGCCGCGAGGCCGGAGGTGTCAACACCCCGCACAAGTCCTTGGACGGTAACGAAACCCTCGCCACCGGCCGGGATGTTCTCGGTCGCAATACCGACGGTCGCCCACGCCCGCGTCCGAGTAGCGATGTCAGCCAGTTCAATTGACGGACGACCTGTGGCCGCCTGCGCGCCAATCAGCGCCACTGCCTTGCCATTATCGATCTGCGAGGCCGTCTCGTTGACGACCTTCATCACCGTCTCCTGCCCGACCTGGAGTGTGACGTCAGCCGACAACCACATGTCAAGGGTGTTGTCCGTCGGGTTCCAAACAAGCTCGCCCTCCGTAGAGGCTGTCACCGTCGGAGCGATGTTGAACTTGAGTAGCTCAAACTCGATGGGGGCCGGGCCTGCGCCTGTCAGGTACTCCAAATTGACGACATCCGCCGGATGCGTCGGCAATGCGTAACAGCGTAGGTTCCGTGAACCGAACGCCCCGCTAAAGAACGGCCCCTCTTCCTCGAAGGCCGAGGTAATCACACCAGCCTCGAGCTGCGCGGCCGTGACATCCGTGTACCCATCGACATTCCAGTCGACCCCGCCGGGAATGGTGGCAGACCCTGGGTTAGGCTGATGGAGGTACACCCGGACTTCCAGGTACGCATCCATATTCGATCCGAGCGTCTTGGACAAATAATCCCCGAGCAAGATATCGAGAGTGAGTCGGGTCCACTCGCCGGCTTGGACGAGCTTGGCCCTCGGCGTACCAACGATCTCCCCCGTCGAGGGGCTCCCACCTGTTCCATAGTCAAGGTACGCGGACAGCCCGATCTGGCGGGCGTACTCTGATCGCACCCACGTCGACCACTGGTAGGACACGGGGTTATTGAATCCGAGTAGCTGCGCAATCGGAATACGCTGCCACAGAAAGATTGTGCCGCCCCCGGGGAGCGGGCCGGTGTCGCGGGCAAGCCGGAGGTAATTGGTGACGCCACGACCCCGAACAGCGTTGCGGTCTGCGTCCGTCATCGTCCCCTTGGTCGTCGAGTAATCGGTGGAGACTGTGCTAACGCCCAGGCCCCAAACATCGGATCCGGTGATCAGCGCGTTATGCGCTGGGCCGTATGAAGGCAGCACAGCACCCGTCCAGTTGAAGTTGCGAAACGCAGGGTCCTGGACGTAGTTCTTTGTCGCGAACACTACCGACATGGCCGTTCTCCTTTCACTTAGGCAGCGGGTCCGGCCTGCGGTGCGGCACCGGCCTTCGGGGCGGGTACGATCTTCACCACAGGGCCAAGTCCGCCCTCAGGCTTCACCACATGAAGCAAAACTGTTCCATCCTCCTGAGTCACCGCCTGGTACTGCATTTCAGCCGGGCTCAGCGGCATGGGAGGCGCAGCCATCCCACCAAGAGGCGGAGCGCCCGCAGCAGGCATCGCAGCACTGAGTTGAGGCGGTGGGCCAGGCAAGGAGGGTTGGACGACGTCGGGCATGGGTCCGCTGGGCGGCTGTTGCGCAACCGCTGCCGGCATCGTCCCCGGAATAGCAGGAAAACTTAATCCATTCATCGATTCCTCCTTAATACACTGCGCCACCCATGGGTGCCTCGTTCATATCTTTCTTCGGACGTTTGTAACCGAGCGTCGCTTCCTCGTCCTCGTCGCTCATCACGCCCTCCATCTCCGGCTCTTCATCAGTCTCGACAGACTGGATCTCCAGCGTCACAGACTTACGAGGCTTCGCCTTGCCCGATTCGTAATCGCGCTCATTGCCCTGTTCAATACCAGTAACCTTGGCGGTGAACTCCACAATCTGGTCGAGACCGGGGAGGTTACCAGCCAACAGCTTTTCCGCGTCCTCCGTGTTCAATCGAACAGTGGGCGGGATCCACGCAGGTTCTTTTGGTGCATCTACAACTTCGGGTCCTTTTGGCATAATCGTCCTCCTGACCTCCCAATATACCCGGCTGATGTAAACCGGTCAATAGTAACGGCGTCGGCGGTTTATCTTGGTATTCACTGCCAGAGGACCAACGGCCGGGTTCTTCTCCTCATACCCAGCTGCTACTTGGCGGAGCTGGCCGATCTTCGCGTAACGACCGGCGTCCACCACATGGTCGTAGTTGCCGCCCGCAGGGCCCTTCAGCGGCGTGTCCTTCCCGAACCCTGGCTCGCCCTCCACCGGGTAGCGATAGCCGCCCAGAAGCGCCACGTAGAGCATCGGGCAGCCCTTCCTGTCAATCCGGTAAATGTGCTGGCCCCGCTTGTCGCGTTTCTCCATCAGTCGATTGTAGATCGTGATGGAATCCTGAAAGCCCATCCGCTTCGTCCCCGGGAAGATCCCATTCGAGTGCAGCGTGTCCACCGACCGCCCTTTGTCGGTCTTGGCGAAGCCGGCGGGGTCACAGTAGTCGAAGATCCCCGCGCAGAGTCCCCGCTTGTTCCAGAAGGGGAAAACTTGGTTGGTGATGTCAATGGCTGCCCGGCACTGTTTCTCCACGTCGCTCATCAACGAGAAGTGCTCAAACAGGTCCCACCAATACTCAACCCCCTCGTACTCCCAATAGGCAGACCAGACAGTTGCGTGGGTCGACCCGAAATCCCATCCGCGAACAAGGTACGCGCCCTGGGGCCACCCCAGGTCATCGAACGCGCACTCCTCGTCAAACCCCCAAATCACAGGTGACCCGTCGAAAGCCTCCGCGTACTGGCCGAGCAACATCCGTTTGAACATCGCAGGGTTCTTCCGATACTGGCGGCGGAGACTTTCGACGTAATCGTCCGGCAGGTTGTGCCGGTTCTCCTCGGTCGGAATGTGCCAGAACTGCACCGTCCGATCCTCGGTCTCCTTGGCGTCGTGCTCCAACTCCGCAATCCAATGACGCGGAGAAGGAGGGTTTGTGTCGAGGATGCATCCTCGATCTTTTATGAATCCTTTTTCGTCGCACCGCTCTGGGTCCGCGCCCTTCCACCGAAGGCACGCCATACCCAGGTCCAGATCCTCCTTAGCCAGCTGGTCGGCTTCGACGAAGATGAGGAGTGAGCACTCGTAGCCACGAAAACGTGATGCCCTGAAGCGAGGGTCAGGCACACCGGCAAAGTAGAGGTGGCTACATAGCCGGTCCCCAATCGACTCAAGCCAGTATACCTTATGGGCCTTCGTGGCGGTGGGGTTGGCAGCCAGCCATTTGTTGTACTCTTCAATCGCCATGCGGCTCGGGAGGCGGAAGTGCTTCCCGCCCTCAGATTTCTTGAATAGAGAGATGCCTGTGTCGGTGTACGCTTTCCCGAGTTTAGGGAAGACTTGCTTCTCGAAAGTCTCGAGAGTCGTGTCGGTGTTAGACTCTTGGGTCTTGCGGAGGATGTAGATCTTGGACCCTGCGTTGTGGAAAGCGTGCCCGGCAGTCTCAACTGCGATGGCGGTCGTCTTCCCAGAACCTCGGCCACCAACAAGTCCTCGAATCCTGGCCGGCGACTGATGGAACTCTTGGATGGACTGCCCCGGCTGATACCAAGAAGCGTCAAGAGATTGGTCATCATTCATTACGACCTACTTAGAACCTTCACAACGGGAGTGCCGACAAACAGCGAGGCGGCTGGCGTCCCAGTGCATTCCCAATACGCGAAAATCGAGTCAAACGCCCCGTCCGTCCCCTCATCCACAGTAGGGGAGAAAGCAGATGTGCTTGAATAGTAGGCCCCTGTCTCCCCCGGATCAGACTCGCGATCGTGATATGGGAGTAGGGTGTTACGCCATTGCGAGTGAAGTGTGCTCGTTTGGCCACGAGTGTGCATCGCATGGAACATTGCAGCCTCAGGGTCGTCCTGGTCTGCTTTTATTTTCGTACTCAAGTACATCGTCCAACTAGTTCCACCGTTCTTGCTGATCGTCATGATGATCCCACCCTGCGACGGGGACCTCGTGGCCGGGGAGGGCCATTGCTGGTCATAATTTGGGATCGCAAAGTTAGACGTGCCGGATCCATTAGTGAACGACCCTGACGCGCCGTGGGTATTCCAGATTGTGCCCGTCCACTTGACATTGGAGTTGGGGGTTGGGGTTGAGGTTGCTTCGGGCACGCCAGTAAGGGTAGCCGCCGAGGGAGACCCACCAAGGCTCATGCCGATGACATGGTCCCCAACATTGGCCTGCCCAGCGCGGTACTGCGTACCCGCCCCGTAGCTAAGGCCCGCCATAAAATAGCATCCGGTTAGGTTACCAGTGTTGGGGGCTCCGGTGATTGGGCCAACAGGAAAATAGATAGAGGCCTTGTCCCATGACGGTATATCAAGCCCCCACTTAAAGCCCCGGCCTTCCCCATCCAGTTGGATGCAGCCCCGTGTTCCGTGCCCGAAGGCGATTCGTCTGAAAACTGGTGCGCTCATGACTTCTTGATTCCCGCAATACAGCTAAGATTCAGCTCACTACCCCAATGTGGCCACCCATACATAACGTGATCGAAGTCGCCATAAGTGGCCGTGTCAATAGCCATCGTCCTCAATGACGTAGCTGTCAACCCGAACACGGAAGCTAAGTCGGGGGAGAGTGTAGCCCAGTCGGGGTACTCCAGAATAGCCTTCACGTCGGCCTCGGTGTAGTCCACATCCTGAGCTAAGCTCGCGACGCGTGGGGTGCATGCTTGGATAGACCAGTTCGGGGACCCTACGATGAATCGCTGAAAGAGCAGCGAGCGCTTCGTCGGGTCGACCGATAGAACGATGGTATTTCCGGATGTGGCAGTCCTGACACCATTCTCGACCTTGTAGGGGAACCAGGTCCAATCAATATAGGGGGTCCCAGCGGCTGACTTCTTTTGGACCGCAGAGGTCGACCCGAAGGACCATCCGAACTGATGGTTGGTAGCTGATTCGTACTCAGTGTCCGACCCCGAACATAGCCCAAAAAGAAGCGGGGCGTAGTCCGAAGAAGATATATCATAGGCGAACATCTGCTCGGAGTCGGTATCGTTGGCTGTCAGGGACTCGAACAGGTATGGGGTCTTGATGTTTACTAGCGCCGCTGTCCACAGCTCGGCAAACGGGTAGTCAGGGCCAATCTTTCGGACACGGGCAGTCGAAGCAAGCCGGAGATAATTGTCCCCCGTCTGGTTGTCAGTGTCCCTGACCCCAATCTCGTTGATGCGTAGAACTGAACTGCTCATGAATATGCCTCCGGCGCATTGGGTAGGCCCGCGCAGCCGCCACCGATCGAAAGTGCTGCCCCGTCCGTGTAATTAAGTGGGTCGAAGGCCGCGATGTGGGAGGTCAGCGTCTGCTCCACAAGGATCCAATCCCCTCCCCAGTTAGCCCCGCCGACGAGCGTCTCAGCACCGCTGGAGTTCGCGCCGAAGGTATCAGAGAAACCGAGGAACCCCTCGAGTGCCCCAGTGTCTCCTCCGAACGGCAGGCGTCGCTTCAGCCGTCGTCGATAAATCAGAGTCTGTGCGGTAGCACCCATGTTACACTCGGATCAGATCGCAGTTGATGTCGACCAGCGCGTTGGCAGCAAACGCATCCCGGCTGTACCATGTGTACAGGTACCGGCCGGGGATAATGAACGGGTCACCGGAACGCTGGAGGGTCTGCCCGGCAACGGTCGTGAGCGCCGAATCCGGGAGCGTAACGATGAGCGAGGATTCGAGAGCAGACAATAGCGTTGGGGCGTCGGAGGCGTTGTCGAGCTTGGTGTTACAGAACGCCCAGAATAGCGTGTACGTCGCAGCCGCACCCGGGCTGGTGGGCGTAGCACCCTGGCCGTTCCGGGTGAAAATCTCGATGACGCCAACCCCCTCGTGGTACGTCCCGCTATTCTCGGACGACTCGAGGTCGATACACTGGGGCTCCTGGTCGGTCACCGCGCCGGTAGTGCCGTGATCAGCCAGTGCATAGATAGGGTACGCCACGCCCGTGCGGGCGATTGCCTTAGGTGCTTCTGGGATGTATACGCTCATAGTTCCTCCAATTCATTGAGGATATAGCATAGACAGCTCTGCATCAACCCCTTTGTCAACGCCGCATCGCGGAGGCGATCCGGGATCCGTAGCGTTGAGTGAACAGTCGCCAGCACTCGTCACAGTCGACGCGTGGGGCGTATTTCGCCCGGTACGTTGGGTGTTTCGGGCAGCGGACTGCCTTATTCAACTTGGGTTTCTTCGTCGTTGCCATAAAGCGTGCGATCTTGGATATACGGCTGAACCCGCATGGCCTGAGGCTCCTGCTTGACAACTGCGTCAGCCACCTTCGGGTCATCGAACATGTATAGTGCGTAGCCGCCCCAGCCAGCGCCGGAGTACTTCTTGGCCGTCTCACCAAAGTCCGGGAGCTCGTCCATCCCCTCGTCGAGTTGGACGTAATAACTCTTGGAACAAGCGCAAGCCAGTCCCAGGAACGACCGGTTCTTGACGGCATTGAGGCCGATCCACGCGGCCTCCATGATATCGGTATAGTTGCGGTCAAAGAGACTGATCTTCCCCGCGTCGTGGGGGTGGCCGGTCCACCAAAGGACAAGTCGGTCCTTCAGGAAGCCGGGGCAGCACTTGAGGGCGAGGAGTGGCCGGCAGCCGCTGACCCAGGCGCACAAACCCGTCTCGTATATCACCGCCGCGTCACCCCAGCCAGAGCCCTTGTGGAGCTCCATCAGCACGGCGTCGTTGCCGCGCAGCACCTCATGGGCTGCCGATCCCCCGAGGCCCGCCGCCGGGCGGTAGTGGGGGTCGTGTAAGTACGTCAGCGGGGAGATCGTCAGGTTGATGACGTGGCTGCCCTCCCGCGCGTACTTCGGGTGGTCGAGCCACCCGCCCGCGATGTCAACTCTCAGGGGGACGTTCTTCGGAGCTTTTCCTGACATGTTTTACACTTTCTCTTTTTGTCGAGGCGTTCCGCACGAATCCGAAACGACTTGAGATCTCTCCACCCGCAGTTCGCACAACGACCGGTAGGGACCATACGCGGGTCGTTGTTCCGTTTGCATTCTCGACAATAGACGAGATGGAGGATCCCCTCGTGATCCCTGCGATTCGGATGCGTGTCGTTGGGTCCATTCATACGTTGAAGCCGCGCTCCCGCGCGCGCTCCACCTCCTCGGCGGATGCAAACGTGGCGTAGACACCCCCCGGGAACTCCGCGAGCAGCTGCCGATTCGACGCGCTTTGTAGCTGCCGGTGTGTCTGCGTGCGGAAGCGGTCAAACCCAATCGCCTCGTTGAAGTCGGCGACCGACGCAAAAAAGTCGTTGACCTCCAGCGTCTGGGCGAAGAACGACTCGGGGTCGACCTTCCGGACGATCACAGGCGAGGTCCGCTTCATGCGTTTTGGCCTTGAATAGGCAGTTGTGCGGCTGATCCGGTTCACAACGTCCGCCACATCATCCACCTGGGCCGGTTGCAGGAGATGCGTCTTCACGGTGCCGTCCTCCGCCTTGCTGAACACCGCCACGTAGATCGTGTCGGGTAGCCCCGGCTCGATGGCGGCCAGGGTTTCCTTAACCGGTGCTTCAGGTACCTCAACCCTACCCACCTGCATGTCAACTGTATTTCGTAATGCCATTGGTTTCCTTTCTTCTCGCCTGAGCAAGCTCCTGCTCTGCTCTAATAACCTGTCGCTTGAGCTCCGCCAGCGTTCGCTCGAACTCCGGGGGGCACACTTGGTTCATCCGCGTGCGCTGGGACTCCAGCACCGACTCGTAGCTCGTCGGCGTGAGCCCGTGTGATTTGATGAATTCTTCAGATACTTCTACCGCCTGTTCGCGCTGCTCCAACGCCTGTTCGCGCGACCGCAAGCTGTTCAGCCGACGCCTAAGCTCCCAGCCGACTGAGCGGCCGAGATCAAAATCGCTCTTCTTCTCCGCCAACCACTTCGTCCAGTACGCGCGGTTGGACCGGTCTTCAACACCTTCCCGCTCCTCGACGGGGCCACAGCGCATGGCCAGATACAGTAGAAGGTTCTCGAACTCCTTCGTCGCGTTGACCTCCGTCCGGTACGGCGCTTTCTTGCGTGTCACCAGTCTGGTCGTCCCCAAGAGCTCGATGAGCCCGACCTCGGGAGGGAGTTCGCTGGACTCGATCAAACCCTTGGGGGCGACAAAGAACAGCTGATGGCAGAGCTTCAGGTACTCTGGCCACTTCTCGTCTCCAACGAAGTCGGACCTCGATACCTTAATCTCGTAACCAATCGTCCGGACCGGACTCCAGCTGAGCTTCATCGCCCACGCATCCATGATGCGTAGGTTGTTGCCATAGCTCCGGCCATTCTTCACCTCCTCAAGAAAAACGTCCTTGCGATGGCGAACGCGCAGGGCCGCGCGGACTGTTGATGCGTCTACCTTGTTCTTCTTCAAAATTCAGCGAGGTGCAGATTCGACTCAGCGTCGGACTTCCTGATGTCCCAGTACTGCTGCCGCTCCGTCCAGGCCGTGTGGCGGTCCAGGTAGGCGCGGGCACGCGGCATGTCCACGTGGTGGGTGTCGTAATAGGCGCTGAGGTTCGCCAGGCGCATCCGCTTCGCGTACCAGACCAGGAAGGACCAGTACGCGAAGCGCACGCTCAGGATCGGGTGGAAAATGAATTGCTTGAGCATGATCAAATGCCGGCACCGCAGTTGAGATTGGGTTCCTCCGGCGTCACCTGCTCAAACGACTTGATGATCTCCTCGGGGCTGGCCGTCGGATCGATCATCACTCGGTTGGGGTGTGTCCGGGATTCGGGGAACGTCGGCTCGTGTAAGTCGAGTCCGCAGTTCTGGATCGCCTTGTGGAGCTCGTCGCGGACCCACGAAAGTGCTTGGCCGGGGCACAGGAAACGCGCGGTATCCCCGTGCTTGAGCTCGTTTCTCAGGATGTTGTCGATCTCGAGGACCACACTTTTCCAGGCAGGTCCGTTGAGGTGTTCGCTGAGCTCGCTAAGCTCTTCCGGTAGCGCGAAGTCAAGGTGAGCGTTCATAGCATGTTGTCGAGATACTGATGCTTCGGTCATCTGTTACGACCACGCACGGGGTGGGGTCTCCCCGACTCCAGTTTCCCTCGGCTGAGCCCCGTGCGTGTCCACGTCGTAGTAGGTCTTGTGCCGTGACCTCAACATAGCCGATACGGCTCTCGTGCGTCAACATGAATTTCACGTATTCTGTTTCACCGGCTCCGCCGAGTCTCGCTTTTGAAATCTCAGCGGAGCCGGCCGCCCTTATAGTAATAGATTATTCCTTAGGAATCGTTTTGTGAAAGAGAAATGCGTAAAAGGTCTTTACGCATTTCGCTTTCACACTTTCGTTTCTAAGGGATAGAATGCCTCCCCCACTACTCTACGTAGCTTCTAATGTCTTCAAGCTCCGCTAATAGGGTGGAGAGCTCACCTGAAATCCGGTCGAATACTCTGTATCGCTCGTAATCCCCGCCACCTGTCGGGTGGAGACCCGTCATCTGCTGCTGTAACCGGCGGAGCCGGGCCACCACGGGGCCGTAGAGCTCTCTGTTGAGCTCGGTGAGGGCGACACGCCTGGCCTCGTCTTTAATCGCCTCACCGAGCTTTGGGGACTTCAGGAGGGTGTCTGTGACAACCATCTTACTGGCCGCGCGGACCTCAGCTACGGTTTCCCAGCTGCCGGCCAGTGGGTTTGGGTCTTCGGGGGCCCCTTCAGGGATGACGCGTTCTCGGAGTGTGACTTTGGGTTTTTGCATAAGAAAAAGGGCCCGGGGAGTTACCCCCGAGCCCGTTGAGTCGTTTAGTCGAGGGTTAGTGGTGTTCGTAGTAACCGTCGACGGCGTAGAAGTTGTCGTTGGGACTCGGTGTGGCGGAAAACGGCCCATACCAAGTGTTCAACCACGCACCTCCGGTCAGGAAGGACAAACATACCCAAGCGCCTGCGTCGTCAGCGTCCCGCCCCCATTTCCAGATATGGTGCTGAAGGGCGCAGGTGCCCTCGGGCCTCACTTTGAACGTGAACTCAGAATCCTCAACAACACGAACCTTCTGAACCTCCTCAATGGTCGCAGTTTCGTCAGTGTCGCGGACCCACTGAAGCTCGTCCCCCATCCCGGTGGTGCTGTCCCATACGGCGTCCCAATTCGCCTGGATCGAGGGTCCGTAGGTGACCGTGTAAACAGAGCCAAGCGTCCAATTCGGCGTCTGCGGGTTGGTCACCGGGATGTAATCGCGTTTGTACTCATATCGATTGATCCCCTGGGATTGCCCGCTGACGACCGTCGAATAGAACTTCCGCTCGATCCGTTCGTGGTAGTATTCCCCGTTCCCTGTCCGGTTGACGTTGTAATACACCAACTCCAAAACCAGATGGTTGGTGGTGTTCCCGGCGTAGACGAAGTCATACTCCCGGTAAATCCCGCCCCATGAGGCGTTGGTGTAGATCTCGTAAGTGGCGTCCCACTTATCCAGCCACGAGATCGTCGTGTTGTCCATCGTCTGCAGGTCGATCTCACAGAGGGTGCAATCATCGATTGAGTCCGGCGGGTCGATTGCATAGACCGAGGACGTGGTAAACGCTGCCAGAAGGAGCAGCCCGAGTAGATGTTTGAATTTACGCATAGTTACTTTGTGTTTGGTGGGCGGATCTGTTAGTTGTCCAGTAGACCTTGCCCAAGGGCCGCTGGAAATTACATTTCTGGGGGAACCAGAAGGTCCGGCTCTTTCAGCCGTTTCCGCTTCGGCAAGACAACCATCGCCTGCCGGTAGTGAAAGATGTACGCCCTGGAAATCCTGTCGTAGAACAGCGTGTAGGCGTAGCCCTTGTGAGACGCCCCGTGCTCAACGAGGACCACCCGGGGCTCCTCGGACTCGAGGGTCTCCCGAATGCTCTGCTCCGCCAGAGGCCGGTGCGGGACTCCGGAAACCGGCTCAATGGTTCTGGTGGTGCGCCCTCCCGAGATTCCTACCACCAACAAAAACACACCGACTGTGAGGCAAGCCCACGCCATCATGTGCCAAGTCGTCTTCAACGAAATAAGTGTCTGTCTTCCCATAGGTCGAAAGTTTCCCCTGCGCGGGTCACCCAGTGAAGGCGAATGCTTAAGACTCATGCCCCAAACAAATGGAGTAGCTCAAAACCCATCCCGACAGCTGCCTTCATGCGGCACGTTTGCCAGAACTAACGGGCAGGCCAGCTTCTCTCATCCGACTCTGCCTCTGGTTATACTTCATTTTTAGTTTGATGAGTCACATTGCCCATCGCAGGAAAGTTCAAAGATCGTGAGGAGACCGTGCCCCACACGATCTTGATTGTCAAACGCTTTTTTCAACGGCCCTTCCGGCCGCCCTTTTTCTTACTCCCGCACGGCATGTCGATCACCTACCTCTCCCGCAGTTGCGCTGCGATCTCAGAGTGGTCGAGACCGTTCTTCCTCTTCTCGGCCATCATCTCCATGATATCCGTCTCCGCGTCGAACGTCTCAGAAAGTGTCGTTCCCGCCGAATACCCCGGCTCGCACGGCCTGCCAGGAGTCTCCGGGCAATGGACCTGCAGCGGACAGCCGCACTTCAGGCACGTCGGGGACGGCATCACAGCCCTCGCGGGTCCTCGGTCCCCTGGGGGACGTGCGTTGCCGGCGTCGAATCCGTGCGGTTGTGGGTGAACACCCCCGACGCCCAGAGAATTAGTACCAGCAAGCAGACACCCCCGAACGCTGCAAGCCCCGTGTAGATCGCGGTTTTCCTCGTCATATCCAGTGATAGCTAAGCAGCCACATCTCTTCGCGGCTGGGTTTCCAATGCCTCCCTGTCTGTGGTTCGTATAGCCACAGCGTTTTGTCCAGGGCGACGTAAAAGTTCAAAGCATGAGCATAGCCCACGTCCCGCTTGATGACCATCCCAAAAGCCGGCCTTCCCAGGCCGTTGACCGCCCGCCGCCACATCTCCCCCGCGCGGTCGTCGCAGTCCTCCCCGAATTCCCGTCCAAGTCCCTTCACCCACTCGTGTGTCACCAGGTGGTACTCCTTGTGGAGATCCACGACGGGCCCCTTGGACGACCAGTCCGGATGCGCCGTGATCAGGTAGCTGATCTCAGACCCCTTGACCTTCGGCCCAAGACTCCCCGGGCTCCTCCCGCATCCTGTCAGAATCAGGAGCAGGGCCAACGACACGATGATCAAGCATGCTTTCATCATTCGCTCCCAATCTCGATCCCAGTCAACCGGAGCCCCCGCGTACGCGTGAACGATGGGATATTCACTGCCAAGATCTTCATCCCAAAATCCTTCGTGCCCCTCCGCACTGCCGCCAGAAGGTCCTTCCGCAATTCCATTGTCCGTAGCTCTCTCCATGTGTGCTTTTCAATTTGCTCTGCGACCCACCCGGTGACCACGTCCTCGAACGAGTCCTCCTGGTCGGTGATGTCCACCAGGAATCTCTTAGGATCGGGAATTGTGTATTTGACGGCAACCTTAATCGAAACCTTCTGATCGTCCTTGGTCTCCAGGTCTTGCATCGCGAACCGGGAAGTCTGGAGGACGACCGTCACCTCCTCGAACGTGTCGACATAGAACGGCCAGCACCAGTGGAAGCCCGGCTGCAGGATCCCCCTGAACCGGCCGAACCGGAACCAGGCGCAGCGATTGTACTCCAGGACCTGCTTGCCAAACCGGAATACCCAGATGAAGTCTTTGATGAACGTGATCAGCGGCTCGAGCATCTTCTGAGGATAGCGTAAACCCATACCCCCCTCCAAGTTCCAAAAATTTTGGGTGGGGGGTTAATTAACTGGGACTCCGATCGTTTTACTATTGTAGTAAAACCTGGGGTTTTAGTAAAACCAACCGATTTCAACGACCGGTGAAGGCACCCCCATCCAGTGAAAGTCGTGTGTGTGAGTGCGCGCCGAGCCTCCCGCTACCCGGATGGAACCGGTTGGGGCGGAACGAGTTACGGGTTGGCACGGCATGTGCTTCGTTACCGATCACGTTAACGCTAACGCCCAGCTTCGCGCTGGCACGCTTCCTGCTCCTTCGCCGTCTTGGCACGCCTCTTGCTCCTGGCTCCGCTGATCGTCGCAACTCGTTGATAGCCAACGCCTCGACCCCAATTAAATATAACTGACGTTGTGCGTCACCTCGACGACACACCGTTGATAGGCAACGACTTACACATCAACGACCGGCCCGGCGGAGCCGGCGGAGCCGGCCTCGTCCCTCGGCTTTGCGATGGAGAACGGCAAGACGATGTTTATTTGAGGCGCGGTTCCGGCACCCCCACCCGGGCCCTTCCCGGCGGCTGTGTCGGCGCTACGCGATGCTGGGGCGTCCCCGAGGGCCGTGTAGCCAAGGGCGGCCACCTGGCTGGCATAATTCACGAGGGCGACACGATCCCCAATACTGGGCTTGCGCGTGTAGCGTATCACAGCCCCCTTGTGGAGCTTGGCTTCCTCGATCTCCAGGGAGCCATCCCGGATGCCCTGCACGAGGTCCTGTAGGTCATCCCGCATCTGCTCAGCCAGCCGGAAGTTGCGCTCCCTATTGCGGTGCACCAACTCAAGCTTGGCGGCGTCCGGGCCCAGGCCACGCTCCACACTCCGGGCGACGGCCAGCGTGCCCTTGGATACGGCGACCTCGCGCAGCTGTGCCCATCGGTCACGCGTGGCTTTGGCGGTCAACGTCTTGATCGGAATGCCGTGGAGCTCGGCTGTGGTCAGGAGATCGCCCGTCTCGATATAGGTGAGGAACGCGGCGGCCATCGGCGGCGCTCCTTGCATTTTGTTGCGATCTTGGTCTGTGATCTGCTGAGGGGGTGATGGCTCTTTTTGCTCAGCCTGGTCATTTTGATGCAGTTCGCTCATAAGTGTGCCAATATGTCTCGGTTGTGCCAGAGTGGCACACCGTCTGCTCAAGATAGTTGGGTGTATTCACCCAATCAAGTCAAAATTGGGGGCATACACCCAACTGGCACGGCGTTTGATGACCTGGGACATATTGGCAAGTTTAGGGCATGTCCACCCAAGTCATCGTAATATCAACGACTTACGACAATCTCACGCTAATCGACGTCCCTGGGAATGTCCGGTACGCCTTTGCGTCTCGCGTGGGCACACGTTCCAGGGGTTAGGGATCGCCAGATGGACCGCTACGGGCTCGGCCGGCGCAGGAGGGGGCTCGGGACCTCCCGGGCCCCAGGATGGCAGGAGGGTGGCCTGGCCGCTGCAGGTGACCCATCCAGGCAGTCGGCCGACCGGCTCCGCCTATCACCCCCATGTCACCGGCTCCGCCGGGATCAATCAACCCACTCATTTTGTAAAAACGACAACCCTCAGCTCCCCCTATAGTATATAGTTCTTTCCTAAGGAAACGATTTACGAAAGAGAAATGCGTAAAGACCTTTTACGCATTTCTCTTTCACACTTTCATTCCTATAAGATGCAACGCTTTCCCCCGATAAACATTTGACCTATTCCCACTACTGTTTTTGACCCTTAATTTCTACAACTCGTTGGCTTCCTGTACCTTCCCACCTGAAATCAAAAAACGCGCCTAGCGCGGCCCAAAATTTAGTTTAGAAAAGTGCTTGCGCTTTTCCACCAGATGCGTATCTTGACTGCATGGCACGAGTTAATATCAGAAGGAGCTTGAGAGGCGCGCGCTGGTTTATGCGCCAAGTAGCGGAGCCGGCGGAGCCGGTCGAAAAGCGTAGCGCGCTAAACGAGCCCAACTTTTCCGAATCCCCTCAATTAGGGGATCTCACCAACAAACCCCACATCGACGACTACTTGAAAGGCTAACCTATGAGCACACTATCATTCACCGAGGCCATCAGCTGGGCCCAAGACCATCCATCGGCCATCAACTGGAGCGAATTCCTGCAGGACATCACCCGGCAGGCCCGCGAAGGTGCTACTGTCGATGAGTTTAGCACACGCCAGGTCGACGCCTATACCCGCTGCGTGGCCAAGCAGATCGACCGGTTCGAGGAGCGGACAGCTGCCCGCCAGGCCGAGGAGGCTAAGCTCGCCAACGCTCCCCGGCTCCGCGCAGGACGCCAGGAGGTTGTCGGCCGGTTCGTCCACTACAAAGAGGTGCATACGGCCTACGGGGACTCCCTCAAGGGGCTGTTCCTAACCGACGAGGGCAACAAGATATGGATGAGTGTCCCGCAGATCGTCGACGACACATCGATGGAGCGTGAGGTAGATATCAAGGACCTCCGCATCACACTCAACGTGGCCATCACGCCCAAGGAGCCGCATTTCGGATTCGGCAATCGCCCGACCAAAGTGCAGGTCTGGCCGACCGACGTGGAGGAGCAAGAGGCTATCAGCGACGCCGAGAAGGCTGCCGCTGCCGCTCAGGATGAGCAGGACGCGGCCGACTATGAGGCGGAGAAGATCAACGAGCGGGCCGGCGAGGATAGCGCGCCGGACGAGGACCTAACCAACCACGCCGACTACTCCGCCCAACCTATCAGCCAGCTGAATGTCCTGTGGAGCGAGCGAGATGGTACGGTCCACAACGACACGCTGCCCGTCGACGAAGCCCGCACGGTGCTCGACGCGCTCCTTAAGATGGAGACGACGGACGACGCCGCCGGGTTCAATCGCGCGGCCCTCATAATGGCTCTCCAAGTTGCGTTCATCCGCGCTAAGCTCTCCCCCATCAACGCGTAGCCCTTCAGGAGGGGGCCCTACGGGGCCTCCCGCTGAATGACTATCGATTGATACTTGACAGCACTATTCACCTCGATTAGATTATCGCCATGACAACGAGATTCATCCCACAGCGGCTGGTCAGCGAGCTACTCCATACGTGGCATGCGTCGCGGATAGCCTGCGCGGATATCACGCTTGGATCCAGGCACGCCCGGCTCACCTGGACGACCGACCGCTTTTCGGCGGACCACCCCGAGCTTGGCCTGTCCACGACCGCTATTTGGAAAGATCTCTCCGACCTCGTCTCACACTCCAACTAACCAATACTATGACCAAAAACGAAGAACTGAGAGCCATCGCTGAACTCGCTACTATCCTGAGTGCCCACGACACCGGCTCCTACTGCGGGCAGTGGCTGCGCGAGCAGCTGCCGCATATCCAGCAGGCCATGCACTCGGACATGCCGGTCGAGACCCGCGCCTACACTCACGAGGATTGGGTGGCTGAGCGTGAGAACGAGGGTCAGGCTATCGTCCACAAGGCGAAGTGCCAGGCTGACCGGCTGATCGCCCAGGCTAAGCAGCAGGCCAAGGAGCTCTTGGGTGCTGTGCAGCAGCAGTGTTCCGGGACCTCGCACGAGATCGACACTATGCGTGCCCGGCTGGCCGAGCTCCGGCTCCGCGCGGGGAACCTGGCCTCCGTCATCGACAACGTAACCCTCAGCGAATGAACACTATCGTATTCCTCATCCTCGTCGCCTACTATGCGTGGCGTTTCGTCAGCCTCGAGATCCGTGTCGGGGGGCTCGAGAAGCGCATCACCGAGCTAACCAACAACCGCTGACCACTATGACTACCATCGCATCCATCATCATCTTCCTGTTCTCCATCATTCTGGTTGCCCTCTATTACGAGACGCAACTGGCCGGCAAGCAGGCGGTCATCGACGACCTCAGGCGCGACGTCAAGCGTCTGGAATTCACCCTCGGAACACCGATCCACAGAAACAACTGATATGAAGAAACCGCGACCCATCCGCGCCCGCAGGCGCAGCGACAGCCGCCCCCGATCCTACTTTGGGGAGGTCACCAACAGCACGACCGGCAAGCTCTTCTGGTCTGCCCCTATTGGGCTTACTAACCGGAAGGCCGCCGAGGATCGCATGCTCTTCTGGACTACCGGGCCTATCGACCAGAAACCTTTGTCCATGTAATGCTATGAGACGCTATCAAGAACACTTACGGTTGAGTGCACAGTTGTCCGTCGCTCACTTACCTAAGACTTCAGCCAAGGCTATGGGAAGCCTGGAGCAGGCCATCAGCGTGTCCGACTGGGATGCCAGGCAGGACGAGAGGGTAGCGTCCGCCAAAGCCGCCTGTGCGGCCCGTAGGGAGCGGAGAGCTGCCAGAGAGCGGGGTGACCAATGACGGCCACCCAACGTAAGCTGATGACTCTCGTGGGTACCCACGCGGGCGCGCTCCCGATCAAGATCTTCCCGGGGCACAACAAGGTGGGGGTGGCCACGCTCAATAGCACGGGCGAGACGGTCCTTGTCTGCCGTGAGCAAACGCTGGGCGGCCTCCGGGAACAGGGTAAGCTTGTTCGAGTCGGGGCTCACCATGACTGGACGTTCCGTCGTACTGGCAAGTGTAAGTGCGGTGCCCCCGAGGTTGATGCTGATGTGTGCCCCTACGACGAGGATGTGCACGGCGAAATCTACCTATGCAACTGCTGCGCGGACTGTCGTCACGCGTGCTTCAGCGATATCTGACCTATGCAAGACAAGATCTCAACCTATCCGTATCCGACCCGGGACTTCGACCCAATGTTACGGGGCTCGGTCAAGGACTTCCCGGTCCTGCTGTTCGAGCGCAAAGGGCTTTCCCGCTATCGCACACCCAAGGACAAACCCGGCAAATGGATTCCTGGCCGCAGGACGAAGGACTACATACCCGAGCCAGCGCCATTCACGCTTCGCGACGTCGGGACTCCGGAATTCACTGAGGCTGTTGACCTGCTCAAGCAGCTGCACACCAAGGGGTGGTACCTCAAGTCCGTGATGGAACGAGAGGCGAGGAGGGCCGAGAAGGCAGCCGCAGAGGTTCGACGGGCGCGAGAGCTCGAGCTCAGGGAAGCGGGGCGGAGATCGTGGCGTGAGCTGCGGGAGCGTCAATCTGGTAAGCTCAGGCGGAGTACATTTCGCGAACCATACCCACACCCAAAGCGCGAGTACAAGCCCAACCGGTGGGTGCGTCGGATCGGACGCTATTGTCGCCCGGCCACCAAGCTGGAGATCGCCCGGACGCTCCAGAGCTCGCTACTGGCGTCCGCCTACCGGCTCCGCCAAGAGTGGGAAGCAGAGCTCCGGTTCTATTCGCGCACGGCGTTGCCAGAGTATGCCAGGCAATGGAATGAGTTGATCGCCCTCCAGTGGAACCCGTGGGCGGTCGCCCGGGTGGTCCGTCGTTCGTGCAAAATAAAGTTCGATTGATAGTTGACAGCCCTTTTCAGTGTGGTAGGTTGTCTACAGTTCTTTGACAGTTTGATGGTCGGCGGGAGGCTGGAATTGACCAGCTTTATGGGTAGGCTACCCCTTGCAGCACGCTTTGCCTGACTGCTCGCGACTAAGGCGCACTTACAGGGATGCGCGGTCGACCATCATCTCTCACACCTGTTGTCAGGCGTCGGGGGATCCTCCGTTAGCCTTGACTGGTGTAAAGTGAGGACCTCGGCGTGGCCGACGGGCTGACGTGGAATAAATGGGTAGCGGGCAGTGATGCATCGCTGTTTAGGTCGAATAGACTCGCCCCAATGATCCGAAATGGCCTGACAGCAGGTGTGAGAGATGGGCGGGTTGAGTGAAAGGAACTCCGTGAGTCGGCTGCCAGAGGCTGGGACTGATCCTCTTGGCTACTCTGCCAATGCAGCACACGGTCAACGGGTCGACGAGCCACCTGATCAGTGGCTAACGGACCTGACAGGGGGGTTCGATTCCCCTCCCCGCCCTGCAATCAATTTATGAAAGCCAAATACCGAGTAACGATAGCAAGCGCGAAGGGCGTGAGTCGCACGTCAGGACTCACCCACCAGCAGGTGGGCCGGGTCATTCTGAGCGCCCCTCGCCGGGCCCGCGCGATCACCGTCTCCAAGTGGGACGAGCACAACCAGGAGTATTTCCTGCACCGGATCATCAAATGAGTTTGGCCAAAGCCATCAAGCACGGGAAGGAGCGGCGCAAGCCGTACCGTGGAACCAAGGCGCTTGACGCTACATGCCGAGTCCACGGGTCCTGCCCCTATTGTGCCCTCGGTCGACGGCACCGGCTCCGCCGGGCCAACCTATCGATGAAGGAACAACTCAACGACCATGAATAAATACACAGCTGAGCTCTACTACGTGTGGTTCCCGGACTCCAAACGGTGGTATTCCACCAACGTGAAGGCGGAGATCCAGGCGTATAGGCGGCGCGGGTATAAGGTGACCCGTGTGCCCGAGCGAGAAACTTTGACCCACCCCAAACACTAACCATAGAAAAAAGTAAATCAGAATGGGAACCATCCAGCACGATGCAATGATAGTAATCGGATCCGACAGGAGCGACGTGAACAAGGCGCACAGCTTTGCCGAAAGGCTCTTCCTCAGGGACGTCGAGACCAGCACCACCCACTATGTCCTCCCGCTCACAGCTGTGATGTACGGATATTGTAATGGCTACTGCTCGTTTGCAGTATTGCCTGACGGCAGCAAAGAAGGGTGGGCTCCCTCTACCTACGCTGACGAGATGCGGGCCGAGCTCAAGGACTATATTGAGAAGCTGAATAAGAGGTCCGGCACGTTCCTACACGTAGTCGAAGTCTCCTTCGGGGAGAACGGCGAGGCCATCAACGGCAAGACTGTAGAGGCTGCTGAAATGGCGTTTGAGAATGCCAAGCGGGTTCGAGACCAGTCGGACGAGATCAAGGTGCTCAAGAGCGAGAAGCACAGGGCGGAAGTTGAGGCGATGGTGGAGAGGGACGCAGCGTTGTGCAACAAGCGAGCACTGGAGGATGTGCGACGCGATCTGACGGATGCCGAAGCCCAGGTCAACGAGGCTAACAAGAGGCTCGACTCGTCGATGGATGAGTGTGACAACCTGCGGATCCAGGTCGCCAGTCAACGTCACGCGTTGACGGTGCTGCGGGACCACTTCAAGTTCTCTATCAGGATGCTCCACAAACATGGTACCGACATAGGTTCTGAAGCTCGTAAGCGTGCGCTGAAGGCCCGCAAGAGGCTGCTCGCCATCGCCGCTCTCGGCATATCCCGCACGGCCCCCAAGACGCGTTACGACATGTTGCTGACCGATCTACGTGACGCCAAGCACAAGATCGCAGAGGAGCGTGACGCGGCTAACAAGCAGCTGCAGGCCATCAAAGATGACCGCGAGCCCGCGCGCCAGGACCACGAAGAGACTGTGCGACACATCAGCATGCTGCGATGCCTGCTCGTCCGTTTCAAGGAGAGGCTTGAGAAGGTGAAGTCGCAGCACCGCCACGCGTTGAACGGAGGCCTACTGCCGGCGCGTGACCGTCAGTGTATGGAGGACGCTGTCGTGCAGGCCGACGACTACATCCGCGAGATCCTACTGGCCCTCGAGGCCTCTAAGTAACATGAACCAATTCCTATGCTACAAGCACGAGGGGCGGAACATCGCGATCAACCTCGCGGGCGTCGAGTCGATTAGTTCATCGGACGACTTCAAAAGTACGGTGATTGTCATGCCCGGCAATGAGGACATCACCTACATTTGTCCGCACCCGATCTCGCTGGTAATGAAGATCATCGGCGACGCGGGGGGTTACCGCAGAACCTACAAGGACACCATCCAACTGATCACATGCCCGCCGAAATAAAACGAGCGCAGCCTGCGTTCATAAACAAGGCCCAACTCCGGCAGATCTGCCGCGAGGAGGGGATCACCCGCGTCGACAGCGACGCCGAGGAGTATCTGAACAGCTGGCTCCGCCGCCGGCTCCGCGCAGCATGCCGCGTCCACGACGGATGCTACAAAGGGCTGTCACTCTCCCGGCTCGCACACTCAGGAATCAAATGACGAAACTATACCGAATCACCGTGGTGTTCTTGCTTGCCTCTTGTGCAGGGTCACTTGAACAATTGATAGGACACGAGGGGCACGCCCAACTCATGGCTGCCGTGGGCGGGGTGGTTATGGCTGCCATGTACATCGTGGCGCTTAACGCGAACAACTCAGCACCCGGACCCAAAGATGATTGACCCAAACTACGCAGGACCACCGAGTACCGCCCGGGGCACCGACCCGGCAACCTCACACCAGGCGGCAGCCTCCATCAACCAGTCCGGAGCTCGCGGCCGGCTCGACCGAATGATCCTCAGGGAGCTCGAGAAGGTGTATCCGGACGGGCTGACCTCCCTGGAGTTCTGCAACCGGACGGGCGTCAAGCGTGTCAACGCCAGCTCCAGGTTTCGGCCGCTGCTGCGGGCCGGGAAGATCCAGAATGGCGGCACCCGCGTGTCACCCGAGACCAAGCAGAAATCCATCGTATGGGTGCTCGGCCGCCAGGAGGATGACCTCCCCAAGTGCCCCCGGGCGACGCCCATCGACCCGCCGAACATCGCACTCATACGCCGGGCAGTCGCCGACTACATGCGCTCGGAAGGGTGCGGCTGCTGCGAGAACACGTACGAGCACGTGAAGCACGCCGAGCGGCTGGCTGAGCTCCTGGATGTGCCGATATATGACGACGCCTCGGGCTACGATTTTGCCCAGTTCCGCACTGAAGATTGATTGTTGACAGCACGAAAATCCGTAGACACATTCTAACCATCGACTGAATCTTATGAACAAAAACACAAAAGCGAAGGTCCAACAAGCGGTGCTCCGGCTCCGCGCAATCCACGACACTCAACGCGGCCTGGAGGCTCAAGCAAAAGCCTGCCATGCCGAGATCTTGGCGAACGTCCCGAACGGCGGTCGGATCCGCGCAACCGGATACCACGGCACGGTCGAGGTCGACGTCAAGCAGATCAAGGGCCACACGGCCACAATCACGTTCCCGGCCCGTCGTCAGGCCAAGCTCACTGCCTGGAAGTAATCGGGCGCAACCGCAACCGCAACCCCAATCCCAATCAGATATTATGCAGAAAATCGTATCGATCAACCAAGACGGGTCTCGTGACCTTCAATACTACGAGCCGGCCCTCGGCCTGTTCATGCTCAACGGTACGCTGGAGTACCGGGACTACCTGGTAGAGAAGCGGGTTAAGAACCAGCTGATGCCGACACCGGGCACGATGGGCGTGATCGCCGCCGACATGATGGACACGGTGGGGCGGCTCGACTCCGTGGACGCCAGGAGCGTGCTCACGCCTGCAGAGGCGGAAGAGGGCACGGTCGCGAAGGAGTGCGTCACGGAGGTCCTCGACATTAGTCGCTCCGGGGACTGCCTCTGCGCCGCCTGCGCGACCAGGGTCACCCTCGTCTCAGTCATGTCAGTCGAGCCCGGTTTGGCGCGTACCGTCATCTCGATCAGCGCCGAGAAGGGTGGCCAGAGCAAGAAGCTCCCGCTTGTCGAAATCTCCTGTACCGCCGATGAGCTTCCGCCGGACGTGATCGTCAATTATCCGGCGAGTGACGGCGGCCGGATATCCGTGGACAACGGGGGGACCTCACTGACGTGCATCTTGAACATGATCATTGCGTTCCAAGCGGATGCGCTGCAGGACCTGATGATGTCCACCAACCCGGCGTCGGAAGTTGTTTTCGGGGATTGACCCCACACTCAAAAGTAGCCACCATCCTGGGCTACGTTAACCCTTAGCCCAGGAGGTAGGAATGCGCCGTAAAATGCAACCAAAACACCAGGCAGAGCAGTTCGTCCTGCCGTTCATCAGTAATACACATTATGGAGAAGCACATCCCCCAAACCAGAAGGTTGGTCATCGTCACGGTGATCGACAAGTCGCGCTCGGTCGAAGAGCGGTACCTACCACACACCCAGCGGAAGCGGGCAATTCCAGCGGACTTGATTAAGTTCGTGGACGACCGGCTCGTACCCATTGAGGGCGGGAAAAACGCGGACGGCATGGTCATCGCGTTGACGACCGGCGAGCAGTTCACGGCCCTCGGGTCGTTCGAGGAGCTGGTCAACGGTGTGGACACCACTGCGGTGCTTGCTGAATAAGATGCTGCTCACGAATTCCAACAAGATGCCCATCCGCCCCGGCTACTCGTATGAGGTCGAGGCAGGTGGGCTCTTCTGTAAAGAGTTCGTGTTCACCCACCCTACGATGGAGCTTGTCCGGGTCTACGTGGTATGGCAGGAGCAGCATCGGTGCTGGCTTGCGCACATCAAGGACCGACAGGAGTTCCGCATAATCCCCACACTGGGTGTTCTGGCTGCGTTCATGCGTAAAGTGCTCGAACAGCGGATGCCCGTGTGGTGGTGGAAAGATGGTGACGACTATGTCGGATTTGCGTTCCCAACAGCGACGGCGAAAACCCAGTCAGAGGATCCCGGCGTGGCTCCGAGATAGCACACGGCTGTTCCGGGGCACTCACTCGGATATCCGGATCTCTCCACTCAACCGGGTGTTCGTATATGACAGGGCTCGGAGGAAGCCGATCTACGTAAGATTGAGCCAGGGCATCGTGAGTGGGTCGCCCAGGCTAACGAATGAGTTGACCGAACAAGAGACGAAGAAACTGGCGGACATATTGGCCGCTCAACATGCACACAGAAGAAGGGCTGCAGACGACGTATGGGAGTTCGAGTGGAACAACGAAATTTGAAGCGGGGCCCGTATCCGCTGGTGATCATCGAATGGCTGGACGCCCGGTGCTCCCAGGGCTGGGGCCACGCTGAGCGGGTCGACGCTGAGGGCGCGGTCACGCGGCATGTTGGCTGGATGATCAAGGCCACGGACGACACGCTTGTGCTCGCCCAGGGGATCGGGGACGACCCGATGGACTTTGGGCCCATGCAACTGCCGACGTTCAAGACATTCTGTAACACGATCACGATCCCCAGGGGGATGATCCGATCCACGAAGGTCCTCCACGAGGGGGCTAACTGCGATTATGAATTATCTGCAAGGATACAAACTAAGAAGAACTCTCCTCGCCGTAAAAAGTGAGCAGCGTACGCTGCCGACGGGCGAGTCGGGGTTGCCGATGCGGCCTACGTTCCACGAGGATCTCGTCCACAAGCTCGACGTCATGTTCCTGCATCATCAGGCATGGGGGGAGGTCGCGGCCGTCCTGGGGTGCTCTCAGGCGTGTTTGACGCACCTCCGGAATGGGCGGACGACCGCCGGCCGGAAGCTTCTGGCTAAGCTGGATACCGAGTATCGGATTGTCTGGCATCAAATTAACTTGAATCTGCGGGCGGGTAGGCGAGTCGATGAAGGCTCCCCCCGGCTCGAGAAATGGCGGGCAAAGCGAAAGGATCAAAATGTGGGATATCATGGAACTCGGCGCGCTAAACGCGAGAGCGGTCGAAGTAGCCGCCCGGCGCAAGCGGGGGCAGCGGGTAAACCCACTGGCAGTGCAACCACCACTGCGTCGCAAGCATTATGAGATGGCTAAGAAAGATCGTATGGAAGCTGCGCGGCTGGCGAAACGTGCGCAAGCATCGTAAAGAGATTTCGACGACTGTTCCACGGCAGTCCCCTAAAAAGCTCAGGGTTATGAGCCTCGACGACTTATGGCGAAACTGAAGATCAAATCCAGCAGGGGTGGAGCCCGGCCCGGTGCCGGACGTCCGCCAGGACCACTTACAACTCCGATGAGCATCCGGGTATTGCCCGAGACGAAGGAGCGAATCATCCGATCTGCGGCGATGGCCGGGGTGTCGTATGGTGGCTTCGTTGACTACGCTGTTGAGCGTGTTCAGACGCCTCAAAACGAGACTGAAAAAAGATTGAAGAAATCATTTGACGGCTGAGGGAGGCTCGTGTAGGTTTAGGCAAGCTCAAGGTGAGCGACGACGAAAACCTAAACCGAAAATAACAAAATGACTGATCAAGCAAACGTCACCATCACCCGCAAAGACAACGTCGGCCATTCCCTGGTAGCGTACAACCAATGGGCCAACCGCCCCGACGACCAGTGCTACCGCAGCCTTGAGGATCTCTACGCTGCGACCAAGCAGCGGGCGGCATTCTCATCCACTGAGGAGGCTCAGCTGGCCGATTGCCACGTTGTCGGGAACGGCGAGCACCTGGAGGTCATCATCCCGGGGATGGATCATCCGCAAGCGTTCACCAACCTTGGGTTTGGCCAGCTCTGCAGTGAGCTCGGCGTGCCCGCCGGATACATGCGCAAGCTCCCTGGCGAGTTAGTGCAGCAGAACCTCAACCACGCGTTGGGGCGGATTCGCCGGTCTCGCGACGAGGCGATGTTGAAGGCGGCCGGCGCAGGCGAGGTGTTCGATCCTAAGCACAGCGCGTTCTATCACCGGAACGACACCAACCAGATCCAAGCGGTTACGTCGACCTCCTACAGCCGCGTGTTCGATCACGAGCTGGTCGAGGTCATGCAGGCGGTCACCGCTGAAGCGGACAAGCCGTTCTTCGCCCCCAAGGACTGGAACGGCAACGTGTCTGGCCTCTATGCGAGCGACCGCGACGTGTGGATGTATATGATCGACGGGGGCTCCCTGGTCGAAGGTCCGTGCGAGCGTGACCAGATGTATCGGGGCATCATCCTATCCAACTCGGAAGTCCGGGTGAAGACGATCATCAGCCGCACGTTCATGTTCCGCGTCACCTGCGGCAACCTGCAGATCTGGGGCATGGAGGATCTTGAGGAGATCTCCATCGTCCACCGTGGCAAGGCCCGGGAGCACTTCCAGAATATCCTGATCCCCCGGCTCCGCGAGTTCGTGAAAGCCGACACCCGGACGGCGGTCTATGAGGCGATCAAAGCCGCCTCCCTGGCCAAGCTGCCGTGGAGCGTGAGCGAGAAGCTCGAGGAATTCATCGACTGGGCCCGCAACCCTATGAAGGGTGTGAAGTTCACCCGCAAGGAAGTCCTGGCCGCCGTCGAGACCGCGATCCGCGAGGAAGGCCGATGCGAGAGCATCTGGGACTTCATCAACGGATTGACGGCCGTCGCCCGTGACATCAAGTTCGCTGGCGATTCGGCCAACCTGAGTGCCCGGGCGGGCAAGCTGATGACTCTCGCCCGTTAGAATATGCGCAGACGATGAAAGCCAATCGTTAGCTGGCTTGACGGCGGGGAGAGACCGCGAGGACCGCATAGCTGTGGTGACAGCCGGGAGAGACCGGCACCTTGAGTTGAGCCGTGCATCAAAGTCGGCGAGCGAAGGACGCGAGTAGGGTCGACAACCGAAAGTGTAAGCCCCTGATGGGGATACCTCGCGATGACGGCTCAACTCAGGGGAGACCCTGACGAAGCTAAGGTCCAAACGGTGACACGACCGACCATGAGCTGAGGCCAGGCGAGCTGATCACGCCAAACGGCTGGGCGAGCAACTGTGGCAAATCAGACACCGTGACAGCCGGGAGAGGCCGGCACCTCAATTTACGATGAACGCAACGACATTGAAAAAGAGCATCGGGAAAAGCTTTCGATTCAGCTGCCCGACCCCCAGCGGCGACCAATTCACCCGTGTAGGCATGTTGGTCCGGCTCCTCGACCCCCAGGAAGCCCTCACGCTGCGCGAGGCTCGCACGCTACGGCTCGATCTGAGTGGTAGGGGACGCGAGTACCTCCTCAAGCCTGCGGACGCGCACAGGGCGATTCTGAAGCATTCAGAGGGGTGGACGGGCATCCCCGACCGAGCTTTCCGTGACTTAACACTAACAACAGAAATCAGCAAAACAGATGAAGATGAACATATTCCAACTGGCGAAGGCCGCCCGGCGGCTTCGAGCACGGCGACTGAAGATCGAACAGGCGATTCGGCACACGGAACGCCGGAAGGCGTCCCCCGAGTTCAAGGAGGGGATGCTGAAGACCCTGTTCAAGCGAATCGGCCTCGTCGACAGCGCAGAAGGCGAGCTCCGCGTGGAGCTAATGCAGCGAAGGGCCGGGTACCCCGGGTGCCGCGTCGCAAGCCCTAAGAAGATCCAGCGAGCCGAGGGCCGGCTGCCCGCAGTCTGACTTTTGCATTCCAAGCCTATAGTATGGGGGATTTCATGAACGGAGAGCGCGGCCCCGTCGCTAAGCTGGATGTGTGTGACGCCTTCCCCCTACTGGCTCTTGTGGGCTAATCCAGCAGCCGCGCGACCTATTACAACTATGAAGAAGACAAGATTTCTATTCGATATGGACGGAGTGCTCTGCGACTGGCATGCCAGCTGTGCGGCGCTCCTCGGATTAAAGTTCCCACAGGACCTTGATGCTGGTGACTACCGCATCGAGCACACCTTTGGCGTGTCGGTCGACCGGCTCCGCGAACTCTGCCTCGACCAGCAGGTACGGTTCTGGGTGGACATGCCGTGGACGCCTTTCGGGCGTCAGCTTTTTGAGTTGATGAAACGCCTGAAACGCTTGGGCCACGTTGTGGGCATCTGCACGGACGCCTCGTGGACGCCCTACGCCCCGCAGGGCAAGCACGAGTGGCTCCATCGCCACGGGTTCAAGGATATGGGCCCCCGAGTGCTCACCCGTGAAAAGTGGCTATTGGCCCGTCCAGATACAGTGCTCGTCGACGATTCGGAGGATCAGGTCGCGATGTTCCGGGCGCACGGTGGAGGCGCAGTTCTCGTCCCACGACTGTGGAATTCCGGCGGTGAGCAGCCGGTATGGGCGACACTCGACTACCTAACCGCAGAGCTATTCAAGCACGCACATGGATCTTTCAGTAATTGACCGACTGCCGCTCAAGCCCTGGCAGTTCGAGCACGCGCGTAACCTGGCCCAGGCGTTGGCCGTTGACGGGTGCTGCGCGGACACTTCAGATCTCGGGACGGGCAAGACGTTCACAGCGTTGGCCGTCGCCCGGGCACTGGGGGTCACCCCGCTAATCATCTGCCCTCTCGGCACGCGTGGCCAGTGGGGGGACGCTGCGTCGATCATGGGTGTGCCTGCAGAGATCGTCCACTATGAGCGGGCCAAGGGTAGGCGGCGCAAGGTCGGGGAGGACAAGGATGGCCGCCCGATCAACCTATCAGAGACCGAGTGGTTCGAGGAGAAGAAGTGGGGGACCGGCTCGTTCATGGAGCTCAAGAGGAAGTTCGCGCTGGTCGTCTTCGACGAGGGCCACCGTTGTGGCGGTATGACCTCGATGGAGTCCAAGATGCTGATCGGGGCTAAGCGCAAGGGATCCCGGGTGCTGATTATGAGCGCGACGCTCCTGGAGTCGACGCTGGACATGAAGGCGGCGGGCTACGCTCTCGACCTCCACAAGCTGAACAAGAAGCGTGACAACTTCATCAATTGGGCGATGAAGCACGGGTGCACGCCGGGGGTCTTCGGCGGCTTGGACTGGACCCAGGACCCCCGCAAGCAGAAACTCGCTATCGACAAGGTAAAAAGTGAGTTGGATGGCCGCCTCTATCGGATGGACCGGGACCTCATTCCTGGCTTCCCGAAGACGCTGATCGAGCCCTATCTGATCACCACCGACCATGCGGACGCGCAGACTGTTGCCGGACGGCTCCAGCACCTGAACCAGATGATCTCGGAGTATGCAGATCAGGCGGAGCGCGCGAAGCAGCGTCAGAACTGGCTCGAGGAGTCTCTCCGGCTCCGCCAAGCCTTGGAGCTGATGAAGCTGGGGTCTATTCGGGACCTATCAATCGACGCGATGCAGAATGGGTCAGCGGTGGTCATCGCCCTCAACTTCACGAAGTCCATCGACGAGATGTTTGACGCTATGAAGCGGGTGGACTGCTCAGTCGATGTCTACGATGGAAGGTGCAATGAGACGCAAAAGACCGAAGTGAAGCGAAAATTCACGAACGACGAGCTCGACGTGTTTATCGTTCAGGCGACGGCCGGGGCGGAGGGGCTCAACCTCCAGCACCCTACCGTGCCACGGGAAGTCTTTTACTCGCCCGGACTGTCTGGCAAGAAGGCCAAGCAGTTCTTCGGTCGAGTGTGGCGTGTAGGCGGAGCCTTCAGTCGTCAGCGGATCCTCGCGCTGCGTGGGACTGCCGAGGAAGGTTACTATAAGCGCCTCAAAACTAAGCTCGACGGTATAGACAACTTCAATGACTTGACATTGGAAGATTCTGACTTTACGGTCTGACTCACATTCGATTTTATGACTCAAGCACTTGTTAAGAACTCCGGCGAAGAAGCCCACCACAAGCACGGTCCCTCGAAGCTCAATTACTACGCTTCGTGCCCCCTCTTCCTCAACGTGAACCGAGAGGTGAACGAGGCTGCCGAGGAGGGTGACATGCTCCACGAATGTATGGAGGAGCTCGGACATATCGTCTATGACGGCGGTATGAAGGAGACGTTTGTCGCCGCGCTCAAGCGGGTGCACGGCAAGTGGATTCTTGAGGACGAGCAACTCGGCTACCTCTTCTATACGTGTGCCGAGATCGACAAGATCATGGCCCAAATCCCCATCAGTGAAATGGCGATGGAGGAGAAGGTCTACCTGAAACGTGCGGACGGTTCGACGATCCACTGGGGTACTCTCGATCTGGCGCTCGTCAGCGAGGAGTTTGGGATGGTCGTGGTCATCGATTACAAGTTTGGGTGGATCCCCGTGCCGCCTGCCGAGCGTAACCTACAGGGTCGCTCCTATGGGTGCGCCACGCTCCAAGAAATCGCGCCGGATATCCAGACGGCGGCGGTCGTGTTCATCCAGCCAAAGCTCTCTAACGTCACCCACAAGACCTTCCACTACGACGAGGTCCCGAGGCTTGTTCACCAGATCGATTGCCTGCTTGCTGACGTGGACAAGGCGTTCGCTGATCCCGATACGGCACTTCCGAAAATGAACGCCGGCAGCCACTGTGCATTCTGTGAGCGATGCGGCCAATGCTCGGTCCACGCCCGTATGATGGCTGAGCTGGCCCCCGCGCACCTTCCGGAAAAGGTCAACCCAAAGGCGTTGTTCAATACGGCGCTGCTCAAGACCCCCGAACAGTTGGTGACGGCCCGCTACATGGTGGACGTGCTGGAGAAGGCGTTCGAGGGGATCAAGGCGAAGATGAACGATCACCTGAAGACAGAGGGTGATGACAAGACCTACGCCAGTCTGCCGGACGGTACGCTCCTCCACTACAAGAAGTTCACACGAAAGATGTCCCGCACGCTCGGCAACGCCGGGGAGGTGGCGGAGGCGCTCAAGGAGTTCGTCACCTGGGAGCAGATGATGGAGTGCGCTAAGCTCAGCCTGGAGAAGCTCATGCCGACGGCGGCGCGCAGTTACCAGGAATTGTTGAAGGCGCGCGGAGAGAAGATCACCCTGAAGAAGGCCAGAGAGGATGTGACCAACCTACTGACCGTCCAGGGGCTACTTTCGCAACCTGATGGAATGATCGAGTTCGCGAAACTTGTAAAAACACAACCACAAATCGAAGCTAAAAGCTGACCACCCAAAAACCAAAAACCAAAAACCAAAAACCAAAAACTGAGTTATGGCAATACGTAGAAAAGTAGCACCAAAAGCGGCTCCGACCCCTACGTCGGAGGAATCCCAACCGACCACCTCTAAGCAGCCCGGCGTGGCTGAGCAGATCGCGCAGGCGCGTCCTATGACCGCTGAAGAGACCGACGCGATGGCTCGCCAGACGGTCATTGACGCGGGTCAGCCCGACCCGGCCCAACCGGCTCCGCCGCCTCCTATGAAGCCACAAGCACCGGCTCCGCCGGTTCGTGCGTCGGTCGAGGAAGAGCCGGAGAAGACCACAGCGGTCGCCACCCGGGGGGTTTCCTCCCTGTCCTCGCCGCTTGGCCAGGCACTCTACACGTCTTCCGGCGGGGCTATCGTCGGAGACTTCGACCTTGAAGACATCAAGTTCCCCGAGCTGAAGGTTGTCCAAGGTTCCGGGAAGCTGAGCGCGGAGTTCTCGGTCGGGTCGGTGATCCTGGGTGGGGATGTGCTCGCGTACCCTCCGCAGGACCTGTCCGACAAGAACGCGTTCCTGACGTTGCGGGTGATCCCGCTGCACCTCGTCAAGTTCTACCGTGAGACCCTGACTCAGGAGGAGCAGGATGACGGGGCAATGCCGGAGATGGTCTACTCGAAGGCGGCGCTCATGGAAGTCGGTGGGACCGTCGGCTACGGGCCCGGCAAATGGCGTGCTGGGGCTATCCATAATCTGCTGGTGGAGAAGCCAGACAACCTCCCCGAGAAGTTCGCCGACAGCTCGTTCTTTGACACGGAGCTCGACGGTAAGCTCTACGCCCCGGCGAAGTATTGGGCCAACGGTGGGGCCTATAAGGACTTCTCCCAGGCGATCATCTCAGCGACCCGGAATCTCCTCACGGAGCCCGTGCTCGACGAGGAGAACAACCCGGTGAAGGACGAACACGGGGTGATCGTCAAGAAGACGATCCTCTGGAAGTACTTCTGGACGTGGAAGCTCACGCGCAAATCGCGAGGGAACTTCCAGGTCTGGTCGCCTGATGCGCTATGCCGCCGCGAGCCCATCGGCCCCGATGCCCGGGATTATTGCGACGACATCCACCCGATGATCAGTGGCGGAGCGCCCGCCGCTGCTTCGGAATAACCTAACCCCGGGGAGGGGCCGGGTAGGTTCCGGTTCCTCCCCTTTCCCCGCTTGTGCCGATATGCTAAAACTGTTTGTGACCCGAAATCTTACGGATACTGAACCCACTGAAGGTTATCCTTGGGAGTGGGAGCCCGAGCCCGGAGCGGTAGAGAGGCTTCGCGGACTCACTAAGGAGACGCGCAAATCCAATCTGCGCCAACCAAAACTTGACTGGAACATCTACTGTACTTTCCGGGGAGTGACCCCCAGCCAGATTATCTCTGACGAGAATCCTGCATACGGCGGCCGGGCGTTCGCAGCAGACTTCGACGCCAGGTATTCATGGGAGGCCTTCCAGGAGCGGCTTAAGGAGATGCCTGAGGGAATCCACCCCACCTTCTTTGAGCAGAGCCTGAGCGGCAACGTGCGACTCGTATGGGTGTTTCCTGAAGAGGTGCTGTTCCGAAATACCCAGTTCGCTGCGGTCTTCCTCCGCCGGCTCGGCAGCCGCCTCCAACTGGAGAAGTGGTTGCCCGGGCTCGACAAGGGCACCTACGACCCCAAGATGCGCTGGTCGAATGGAGTCGATTGGTACGAAGTGACCGGAAAGCCCCTCGACGGGGAGATCGTCAAGGGATCCTACATGGAAGCGTCTACCGATAAGTCGCTATACGAGGACGTGACGATCCCCCTTGAAGTCATCGGGGAAGAGGTCAACCGGCGCTGGCCCAACCGCTGGCAAGGGGAGTTTGTTGAAGACGCAACGGGCGTGCGTTTCTGGGACGAGACGGCAGACAACCAGAACGGGTGTCAGGTCAAGCCCGACGGGATGCTGTGCTTCACTGGTAAAGAGAAGCATGGACCGTTCATGAAGTGGGATCAGATCTTCGACCGAGATTTCATTAAGCGGAACACGCAAGACCGATTGGCGCGTGCGGCGGAAGGGCTCTACTACGACTCGGACCACTTTTGGGTCAATATCGAAGGCCAGGGGTGGACGAAGCGGAAGAAGGAGGATATCAAGTTACAGCTGGCCCTCGAGGGAGTATCGTCGAGGAAGGGTAAGGGGCAGATTGAGAGTGAGATGAATCAGGTGCTCGGATACATCCAGAACCACCAGGCGATCATCGGTGCCGCGCCGTTCATCAACTACCCACCGGGGCTCGTCCAACAGGGCAAGCTGCGGTTCCTAAACACTTGTGACCTCCTGTTCCCGACCCCCGGCAAGGGGTTGACTGGGACACCCGAGGACTTCCCATTCACCTGGGAGCTCCTGCAGATTTTCGGCAAGGGCCTCGACCATCTCCTGGCGTGGACAAGACGATTCCACATTGGTCTGGTGACTCACGAACAGGTCCAGGGTCAAGCAATCTTTCTGTGCGGCCCAACCGAATCAGGGAAGAGCCTGGCCATTAACCACTTCTTCATTCCGCTCTTTGGCGGCCTGTGGTCGAACCCCTATGCCTACCTACTCGGGTCAAGCAGTTTTAGCGATTACGTGTTGGAGGCCCCGACGTTGGTGCTCGACGATCAGGTGAGCCCGGCAACGTGGGGGGCGAAGAGCGCGTTCAATGTACGGCTTAAAAACCTCATCGCTCAGCCCGGGCAGATCAGCCATGCGAAGTTCTCCAAGCCTGTCAAGATCGTTTGGATCGGTCGCCTCATTGGTTCACTGAACAGCGACCCCGAGTCTCTCGGCATGTTGCCCATGCTTAGCGAGGGCCTTGCTGACAAGATGATGTTCTTTCAGATCGAGAAGCGCCGCGAGAAGTGGCCGTCGAACAAGTTCTGCGAGGAGACGTTAGCTGCAGAGCGTGGCGCGTTCTTGTGGTGGCTTTTGAATGTTTTTGATGACTCGGCCGTCCAGGCGAACAACCGCATGGGCGTGAAGTGCTACTACGATTCGCGCATTGTTCGCTTCAGTGAGAAGCAGCACCAGTCGGCCAGTATGAGTGAGATTCTCGCGCTGTTTGCCAAGGAGATGTATGCGGATGCCAAGCCCAGCAACCTCCCGGAGCCTATTCAAGTGATGAGCCCGACTGAGCTACTCCACGAACTGGACGCGCTCGACGGCTACCAGCATGTCCTCAAAGAGTGGACAAGCGAACGAACCTACAAGGCGCTTCAGCACCTTGCGCGGACCCCCAATGACACAGGCATCGAACAACTCGATGCAAGCTTCAGAACCTTTAAAATCAACCTCGAATTCCTTGCCTCCAAGCGACAACTTCCCGAGCCCAAATGAAGAACTACATCCTTGACTATGAGTCTTACTACCACAAAAAAGATGGGCCTTCGGCATCTCTCCAGGGCAACGACAACTACTTCCGTGACGCCTATGCTTACATGGTTTCAGTCGTGGGGCTCGAGGACGGAGTTCAGGCCGTGGGCACAATTGAGGAGATGCTTCCAGAGGTTGAGCAGATCTGCAAAGACCCCCACATCCAATGCTGGGCAGCGAACTCGAACTTCGACCAGGGCTGGACGGAACACCTCGGGATCACTTCAGCCAATGACTGGAAATGCATCCTTGACTGGGGTGCCTCCGCTCAGCTCCCGAGGCATTTAGCTGGACTGGCCAAGACCCTCCTGAACATCAAGGTCGACAAGACCCTGCGCGACGAGATGAGCGGGGTCCACTATAAGGACCTACCTAAGGAGCGTCAGGAAGCCATCCTCGAGTACTGTCTTGCCGATTCGGTCGACGCGGCGGAGTGCCTGATGAAGCTCGCGAAGCACCACCCGTTCTCTTCGGTCGAGCAGGACATTGCGGCAATGACTCGCTGGCAGAACCGGCAGGGGTTGTATGTTGATCAAGAGCTCGTGCACGAGGACATCAGCGCGATGGAGGAGGCCAAGTGGGAAGCCGGCAGACGTATCCCTTGGTGCGAGGACGGCCCGCTGCTGAGCCCTAAGCTACTCAAGGAATGGTGCGTCCAGTCGGGCATCCCGGCTCCGCGCAGCGTGGCCAAAGACAACGAGGACTGCATCGAACTCTGTAAGCAGTACCCGGCGCTCAACGAAGTCATCACGGCTGTCCAGATTTACCGCTCAGCCAACGGATTTATCGAGAAGGCCCAGGCGGTGCTCCGCCGAGTGCGTGAGAGGGACGGGCGCATGCCGCTCGATCTCCTCTATTGTGGGGCCCCCCATACTCGGCGTTGGTCGAGCCAAGGCGTGAACGTCCAGAACCTCCCCCGGGATCCGCTGGCGTTCCCAGTCGGCGGTGACGAGGTCGTCGAGATCATGCCGCGCAATTGGCTGACGCCCGATCCGGGCAACGTCTTTTGCATTCTTGATTACGCGCAGATTGAGCCCCGGGTGCTCCACTGGTTGACCGGCAACCAGGCGCTGCTGGACATGCTGGTCAAGGGCTACCCGTTGTATGAGGCGTTTGCCATCCAGTGGGGGCAGTGGGATCCCAGGGAAGGTGCGCTGAAGAAGACGAATCTGGACCTCTACACGAAGACCAAGAACAAGGTCCTCGGTCTTGGTTACGGGATGGGCGCGAACAAGTACCGGAACTACGGCGGCCAGGACCTTGACCCGGACGTCGCTAAGGCGGACGTCGAGGCTTTCCGCTCACTCAACCCGGGCGTCACCTCACTGTGGTCTGAGTTGGACACGTCGCTCAAGCGCGCCTGTCGGGCCCCGTCGAAGACGCTGGTCTTGGATCTACCGAGTGGTGAGAAGCTCCGCCACTTCAACTGCAGGAAGACGGGCCAGTCCGGAATTCAGACGTTGAAGGTGAAGGGCGACTTCCGAGGAAACAATATCTGCAGTCGTGTGTGGGGCGGGTTCTTGACCGAGAACTTGGTGCAACGCGTGGCGCGTGATATCATGGCTTCAAGGGCCGTGGCCTGCTGGAAAGCCGGTCTGCCAGTCCGCTTCACATCGCACGATGAGGTCATTGTCGAGGTGAAGGACGACAAATCCAAAATGGAGGCGCTCGTTGAGATGGCGCGGATCCTTCGTACTCCGCCCGAGTGGGCAGAGGGGATCCCCCTCGCTGTAGAGGGTGGTTTTGCCAGTTGCTACGTCAAAGAGCCAACCCCCGTCGACATCCCGTTATGAGCAAACCAATCAATACCGAGACGTTGGCCCGCGTTCGCGAGCTATTCGAGAAGAACCCCAACATCTCCCGCCGCGCGTGCGGGGAACAGCTGGGCATATCCGAGAACACCGCCCGGATTTACCTGAACCGGCTCAAGGGGGCGCACGCGGGAGACATGGACGCCCTGTCCAGCGAACAGCTGGCACTGATGGCCTACGAGGCCCTCAAGAGCTCTCCCTGTACGCCGGCTGAGCTGGCCCAGAGCCTGGGAGTGGGCGTGGGACGCCTGGAGGACGTCCTGGGCGTCCTGAAGGAGGACTACGAGATCCAGCAGATCGGCCCGTGCCTAAGTCTCGCCAGGCCGGAAGCTGGGGCCATCCAGGCGGACTTCGTGAGAGGGGTCGGTGGGTGGATCCGATTCGGCGTCGTCTCCGACACGCACATCGGGAACAGAGGGTTCCGTGAGGACGCGTGCAACGCGCTCTACGACCTCTTCGCTGAGGAGGGGATCACCCAGGTGTTCATGCCAGGCAACCCTGTAGACGGGTTCCTGCCGCGCATTAACAGCCAGGACTGTGTCAACCACACTCCGGACGGGCAGGCCAAGATGTTTGCTGCGCTCATGCCCCGCCGACCTAACATCAAGACCTACTTCATTACCGGCGACGACCACGAAGGTTGGTGGATCAAGAAGGGGTGGAACTACGGCGCGTACATGGAGAAGATCGCGCGAGACGCAGGTCGGGATGACCTCACTTACATCGGCCATGTCGAGGGCGACGTCAACCTGCGGCTCCCCAACGAGGACGTGGGGTGCGTCATGAAGGTCATGCACCCGGGCGGCGGATCGACGTACGCTCGGTCGTATGTGGCCCAGAAGCTGGTCGAGTCGTTCCAAGGCGGGGAGAAGCCCGCAGTCTGCCTACTCGGCCACTACCACGTCCACGGGTACTTCATCGAGCGGAACTGTCACTGTGTGATGGCTCCCGGGATGGCAGACCAGACGATCTTTGCCCGCAAATTAAAGTTGCGCTACGAGGTCGGTGGAGCCATCATCTCGCTGAAATTGGATCCCAATGGCGCGATCACACGTTTCCAAGTCGAGTTCAAGAACTTCTTCGACCGGGGCTACTACCAAGTGCACCTGCCCGGGGACGACGCTGTTCGCACCCAAGTCACTGTAACCGCACCAGCCAAGTAGAATCTTATGCAAGACCAAAAACCAACAGTTAAGACGGCCGGGGGACTCCACGTCCCCCCGGGGTACCGAGAGTCCGACAAGCATCGTCAAGCGTTGATGGACATCCACAAGGATCCTGACGTGCAGAAGACGATGACGCACATGCGCCAGATCAGTGAGACGCAGACGGCGCATGCAGTCGAGTTCGCGAAAGCCAAACTCCAAGAGTCTTTCCCGGACGCCAAGATCGAGGGGCTGATCCCCATCACGCAGGTCAACCTGCGCCAAACACCCGCGTCCACCGAACAGCAGATTGGCGAACTGCTGGCTGCCTACAAGGCGCAAAAGGACATCCCGCCGGTCAACCGGATCGTCATCGACCAGCCGTCGCTCATGGCCCTCCTCTTCCATGAGGTCGGAGCCGTCCAGCCCGCACAGAAGCTGCCAGAGGGACCCCCTCTTCCTCCTCCGGCGAACGTCCTGAAGATGCCTGCTGCCCCGCCCCGCAACGGCTAATGCCATGAGGACTGGAGAAAACGACCCGGCCTTTGCCGGTAGTAGCTCGAAGGCTACGACGACCAATCCGAAGGACCTGGAGGGGCTGAAGAAGCCGCCCCTCCGGCTCTTTCCTCCTGCGGCGATCATCTACGGCTCCCGAGTCATGGAGCTCGGGGCCAAGAAGTACGGCCCGTACAACTGGCGCGAGAAGCACGTCAAACACTCCATCTACCTGGAGGCGGCCATGCGTCACATCCTCCAGGCGCTCGATGGGGCGAAGGAAGACCCCGAGTCGGGGATGCCCCACGAGGCGCACGCGCTGGCTTGTATGGCGATCATCCTGGACGCCAAGGCCAACAGCAACCTGGTCGACGACCTGCCGATCCCGGGACCGGCGGCCAAGGCGATCAGGGAGTTGACGAAGACGGATATCGGTAAAGACCCTGGCACCGTGGAGGATGTCGTACAGGCCTGTCTGCCCCATCCGTAAACCCTTGAATCCCGCCCTCCTTCCCCCGTATAATGGCGGGAAGGAGGGAGTTGTATGATCATGAACATTGTTGAATTCGTGAAGAATTGGAATGTGCCCATCGTGAGCGCACCGGTTCTTGCTGTGTCCGCTCAGCAGACTGCGCTCGCGCCAGATCAGACAATTCTCATTGTAAAGGGCGTTCTACAGATTATCCTTTTAGTAGGGACAATTTTGTTCACCGTCTACCAGATTTTCAGGGCGCGCGGGCGGTGGAAACGCGAGCGAGAGCTCGAACAACTGATCGCGGAGGCCCAAAGTGAATGCGAAAAAGCTCAGTCAGGTAAATGCCCGCTGGCTAAACGACTCCACGCTGATGACAACGCTAAGGCATAATCTACTGGTCCTCATCGTCCTTGTCTGCACGAGCTGCCAGCGGCCAGAACCCAAGTTATCCCCCGGCTCCGCCCGTACCGACCGCCAGGGTACGAACCTGACTCAGACAGTCACCCAATCTGAAGACCCAGCCTCCGAGACTCGCCAGACGCACACCATCGTCACAGAGACCGTCCACTTCCCGACAAACTTCGCGCTCTTGTCGACGCCCAGTAATGGGGTCGTGCGGAGCCGGACTGAGGAGACAACCGAGACGATCATCGGGCCGGCTCAGGACAACACGGAGACCCGATCCATTTGGGCCAAGGGTAAGGCCAAGGCCGAGGAGGTCAAGGCGTTCATGAATTCAGTGAAGTGGCTCCCGCTATTGGGGCTCCTCCCCCTTGGGCTGCTCGTTTTTTCGTTCACTCCGTACGGCCGCCCAATGGGCTTGTCCAAAGAGGGCCGCTTGATCCTGGGAGCAGCTGCAGGCGCATGCGTGATTGCCCCGGCGATGAGTAAGGCGGTTGTCGATAACGCCATGTGGTTTGCACTCCTCGTGTTCATCGGAGTCGCCGGGTGGTACATCCTGGAGCGCAAGAACCGCTATAAGGAAGAGGCCGCACTCAGGACCCCAGTCCCCAAAGAATGAAATTCAACTACGACCCCTCGAAGAGTGGCTACGTCTGGGTGCCCAAGCATCCGTCCCGCGAACTTTCACCGGTCAAGGCAGTCGCCTGTCCTAACCAACGACTCTACCGTCGCGCATCCCGCGCTGAACGCATAGCTTATGACAAACCCGAAAAACGCTCCCGGCGCTAAGGTCACGTTTGTGACTTTCCCCCGCTCGGGGCACCACCTACTGGAACGTGGCATGCGTGCCGCGTTAGGACCCCGCTTCGTCTACCAGAACCAGGCCGATCCCCGGTTCGATTACAGTAGCCGATGGTGGATGCAAGCGTCCAAGACCCATGATTACGGGCTGGACTTCAAACCCAAAAACGAACTGGTCGTCGTCCAGGATCGGGAGTTCGAGCCGGCCTACGAGAGCTGGTGCGAGTACGAGTTGGCCCGTCGTCAGAAACCGCCCCCGCGTGACATGTGGCGTGCCTACTTCGACCGGTTCATGCGCCGATGGATCACTGGCCACCACCTGGAGGACGGGGTGATGTACGGTTGTCAGATCATCCGCATCCCCTACCTGTACCTGTGCGAGTCCCCAATCGAGGCCGTGCAGCGAATCCTGGTGGAGCTGAACATCGCGGAAGAGATCACTAACAAGGCGGACCTCGGGACCTGGGCCGCAGGAGTGCGTGTTCCGCGTGAGGGGCTGTCGGCTGTGCAGTTCGCGGAGCCGACGGTCGAACAGGATATCGACTCGCTGGCTGCCCGAATGGGCGCAGATCCGGCCGAGGTCAGTCAGGACGACCCGTTGGAGGAGCCTCCAGTTGATGAAGAGCCCACAGAGCCATCAGAGCCGCATCAGCCGAGTTGTGATCCTTCTTCCGGCGAAACAAAGCCGCGTGGGCTGGGGATGGGAACAACTGAAGAGCTATAGCCCGTGAGTCGAACTCTCGAGGCTTGTACCATTCACCAATCACTCGCAGCACGTTCTGCCACTTGAGCGGAGCGACCTTAACAAGGGGCTGTCCTGGAAAAGAAGCCAGGATGGCCCCTCTTGCTACCCCCGTAGCGTGGCCGAAATTGAACATGGAGACAACCCCCTGGCCGGGCATCGCGTGGACGTCCTCTATGACGATCATATCCGGCTCCGCGCAGACCTGGGCAGCGGCCTGAACGCCGTGGACGATATCGAGGGGAGCCTTAAAGTCGCGGAAAATCTGTAGGTTGCCCTTGCCGAGCACGGCTACGGCTCCGGACATGCCTGGGTCAATTCCAACTGTGATCTTCGGGGTGTCGATCATCAAACGAGCGATCATGCGCCAAGTACAACGTAGACGTCAGTATCTCCGGTAATATTGTAGCGAAAGTTCGCCAAGTTCTGGTACCCCTTGATGGTTACCTGGCCGTCGGCCGAGGAGGCGGACAACGTAGCGTACGCGTTGATGGACCCATCCGCCGGGTCAATCCCGGGGTTGTGGGTGAACGTGTAATTGATCTGCCCACGCTTCACCGAGATGACGGCCTCGGTCATGTGCGCCCCGCCGTCGTCCTTCAGGTCGGCAGCACTGAAGGTGTAGACCGTGGTGTCACCTGAGCTCTTGCTGATGGTCAGTGCTTTTCGATATTGCATAGTATCCTCCGTAAAGTTCAAAGATAGCTTGATCTACTTCGCCCGTCCAGCTTCAACCGCCGCCCGAGCTTCGATCTGTTGGACCTTCTCCTCGAAGAGCCCACTGTCGACTACTTTGTCGAAGGTCCGCTTCATGCCGGCGGGCAGCTTCGTCTTGTCACCGCCTTCACGGCCCCACCGCTCGATGATTTCATTGGCGGCCTTCCAATTGATCTTGTTGGGGTCCACCGGGGACTGCTTTCCGGGCTCTCGGGCCACGTCTCGGATAAGCTTCATGTAGCCGGGGTGGCTCTTCCACTTCTCGAACTTGGGTGTGATGCCCGCCTTCTCGCAGATCTCCAGATAGCGTTTCTTGCTGTTCTTGTGCTCCCTGCGGGTGATCGGGCGGCCCTTCACGATCTCGACTGTCGAGCCGTCGGAGAGCTTGACATCCATCGCCTGCAGCTTCTTGGTCTTGCCGCGCCCCATGTAAACGTCCCGGGGTTTCCCCCAACCATCAGGGAAATGTTCGTGCTGCATAGCCGACATATCCACGCCCTTGACCTGCGCTTCGATCTTCTGTGGCACCCCACCTTTGTGGTAGGGGATGATCATGTCGACGTTGGGGTCGGCCATCCCGAGCTCAACCTCTTTCGGGTTGAAAGCCATCAGCATGGTCCCGGCGTTCTCGGCGTGCTCTTCGCGGAGCCGGAGAGCGTCAGCATCGGGCATCCCCTCCATGTCGTTGAACTTGTAGCCGGCTCCGCCGCCCTCGGCCGACCGGGGCACCGGGTTACCACTCGCGTCGTGGGCGTACTCGACGGACATGTTGAACTTGATGCCCGTGTCGCCAAAGACGTTGAGGAAGTCGGGGGTCTTCGTATAGACGTGCCAGGCCAGGCCACGGGCCCGTGCGTCGGCCATCCCCTGCATGAGATCCAGAACGTGCCAGGGCCGGAAGTCCGTCTGACTGTTCATCCGCATGCCGGCCATCGAGTTGAAGAGGTCTACGTCCTCCTGCCGCATCGTCGCGATCTGATCCGTATAGGGGCTCCACCCCTTGGGCTTGTTCTCCTTGAATGCAGAAGCCGTGTAGCGGTCTACAGTCTTGATGAACGCGGCCTCTTTCGGAGTGGCTGTAGCCTTGCCCCGGATGATGTCGCGCACGCGCAGCGGATCCATCTTAGTGAGGCTCTTCGGGTTATTCAGGAAGAACGCGGCTAAGCGGGTAAACTTGCGGCCGGGTAGCGCAGCAACCTTGGCGTCCTCGGGAACCTTCTTCTTGGGGTCGATAGGGAACTCAATTGGGCGGTGCGTCAGAGACTGCACATCTTCGGTCGTCAGCTTTCCCTTCTTCTTGCGCGCGAGCGTCACGAGTTTGTTGTTGAAGTCAACAGCGTCACCCATCCCCTTCTCACGGATGTCCCGCTTGATCTGCCCGTAGCAGTACCAGCAAGCGGTGTCCTGCCCCATGTCCTGGAGGACCAGGCCGACGGCGTAACGCTCGTGCGGGGCGAGGATGCGGCCCATCTTAGCTTCTACGTGGCCGACTGCAGCGACGTAGAGATCCTGCTGCGGGCAAACCGTAGACAGGTCGAAAGTGGTGGTGAACAGCGGGTCTGCGTTCTCACGCAACGGGCTGCCTTTAAGCTCTTCCCCGAGGAACTTGGAGAAGGGGGCCATAACCTTGCGGGTAGCCTCAGCTGCTTTGATGATCTGCTCGACACCGTCTTTGCCGTACACGCGCAACGCGTCTTTGGCCTTGCGGAGGCGTTTGGCCCAAGCGTCTACTGATCCAGGAGAGTATCTCACGTCGCCGCCAACTACCGCGTTCCCGCCCCCATCTGGCAAGAAGGTACTCGGACGCTTCTTGTTCATCACCGTATTGCGTGCCTCGCGTTGTACGATGTAGGGGTTGGACGGAACGTCACCGACCAGCACGTCTCGCACGGTCTCCGTTTTCGCCCGTTCCTTCAGGGCGGGTACGTCACCTGAATCGAGCACCCCGGCCTTCTCCTCACCGTAGTGAAGCCGGTAAGCTTCCTGGCGGCTGACGAACCGACCCTTGTCGGTCACGAATCCGTCGATCTCGCCCATCTTGTCCATAATGAAATCGGAGGTCAGCTTCATGTCACGGCTCGCCTTGGCGATAGCCACGAAGTGCTGGGGCCCGACGTAGATGTTGAATCCGCCCTCGTTATCGGGGACGCGTAACGCAGCGTGCGTAATCTTCTCCGGCTCCGCGCCGGGCTGGAACATGATGTCTTGACCGATAATCCCCTGGGCCTTCGGCTTCGTTGCGATAAGCACATCGCCCTTGCGGGTGACTTCGGAGAAGTGTTGTTCAATCTCCTTTACATAATCGGTGGCCTTCCGGTTGTTCTGGTAGCCCTTGGCGGTCTCCTTACCCTTCCCAGTCCCGTCCCCCTCGTAAATCTTGAAGTAGGCCGTGCCGTCAGCCTTGATAGCCGCCGCAGCCTGGCGAATGACATAGTCTCGCGGAGCCGGCTCTTTGATCACGTTCAGGACGTTGTTGACGGTCGCCGTCTCAGTCGGATCCTTGATCGCCTTGGCGAACGCAGCGACCTCCTCCGGCTTCTGCCAGAAGCGGTCGTAGCGGAGGTTCTCGACGCCACGCTCCTTGAGGTACTCAGTGAATAGCTCGGATTTGCCCGCCCCTATATCGGCGTTGCGCGCGCCCTCCGGGAACTTCACGGTGCCGTAGAAAGCCTTGGCCGGGACCTGTTCGAGGCTCGTAGCCTTCGAGGAAATTTCTTGCTTCGGGAGTCCGGGTTTCTCACCCGGTTGGAACTTCATAAACATCTGCCCGGGCTCTTTCCACTCATCAGGAATCCCGAATTTCTCCGAGTCGGTAAAGCCTTTGTAGTAGCCCTTCGTGCTTCTCTGACCAGCGGCCTCACCGAACGGAGAGGAGGTGCCGGGAGTCTCACCGGGTGGCTTTGGCGAGACTCCCGCGTCCTCTGCAAGCCCTCGAGCCTGAGAGGGCTCGGGAGCTTCTTTGGCCGCACTCACGGCCAAATCTTCAGCACCAGGCTGGTAGTTCATCTTCAGCGACTCGTAGGAGAGCGGCATAGGGTCGCCCTTCGCGGGCTCAATGCTGTTGATGCGGTCAAACCGGCGGGAGCGGATCAGCGTGTCCTTCTCCTTCCGCGCACTGGAAAGTCTTCGGGGGTTCAGTGGATCGGTTTTATCTGTGCGGATGTTGAACAAGTCGTTCAGAATGTGCTTTCGCTCCATCGCCACCTTCGGGTCCGCGTGCAACCCCGTCTGCCCTGGGCGGCCCTCCTGGTGGTTCGTCAGGTAAGTCTTGATCAGTTGGTCAATCTCCTCTAACGACTCGAAGGTCCTAAAGTACTTCGGCGGCTGCCCCTTGTCCTTCAGCTTCTGGTCAGCGTCCCACCACCGCCCGAGCTTGTCTTGGAGGTGGACGAGGTCAACAGTCGTGACCACGAAGTTACCAGCCTTGGTGATATCCATCTTCAACGGTACGCCCATGCGCAGCGTCATGCCCAGGCGACTCGCGTACTTGTTACGGAGAAGCGCCGGGTTGTAGTTCATCATCAGCGGCATGCCTACCTTGGCCGCCTCGTTGATCATCCGCAGTTTATCAGTCATCGACGGAGGCCACATCCAACCGGGCATAGCGGCTGTCAGCGCCTCGATCTGCGGGTCCGTGAAATAGCGTCCACTCCAACGGGGCGTCCCGTCGTCGGAGATGATCAACTTCATCGCACCTGGCTCTTCGACGTCAACCTGTTCGAGCGTCTTGGTCATCAGCTCAGCGCGCTGGGCCTCCACTCGCTTCATCTGTTTTGCGGTGCGGACCATCGGCCGATTGTACGCGTCGATCTTGACCGTACCGTCCTCGTTGCGCTGCCAAACGTCAGCATCCTTGAAAATCTCCGCCAGGCGGGGATCAGTGGCGACCTCGCGCGCATCGAACTCAGCATGGACCTCCTTGCCCTCGTCACCGATTCGGACACGGGGACCGGTGGCTTCCCCCTCCCCGAAAACGTCAAGGCGCGCCCGCATGATGTTACGGAGCTCAGCGGTGATCTTCGGAGAGGTCTCCAGACCTGGGTAGATGTGGGACCCGATGTTCCCCTCTTGCGTCTTGTACAGGCCAAGCTTCGTGGCGATGGCCTTCTTCATCTCCTGCAGCTTAGTGAGGGGCTCACCTGTCGTCAGCCATGCGTCGATCTTGCGCTGCGTGAGCGAGTCAAGATTGCGGAAGACACCACTGTCGGCCTTACCAAGCATCGCACCAAACAACTCGGCAGTAACCTCTTCACGTATGAGGTTGTCAAACTTCGTCGGCTGCTCGCCAGCCATTCGGTGCATCTTGCGTCCAGCCTCCGACGCAGCGTCGAACTTTCCAAGGTAATCGGCGCGCATGGCAGCCAGGGTATTCGAGTCGAATAGCCCGGTACTCATAACCTCCCCGGTCTCCGGGTGGATTTGGTCAAAGAGCATGCTGCGTAACTTCGACTGGTCCACGATGCGCGGATCGCGGGACAGCGCATGGAACACTTCGTGGCCGAGCGTGGTGTCCGCCATCCGGTCGACGTTGATCGTGACTGCCGGGCGCTCCCCGCCCAGTACAGTCTCGACGGCCTGTACGCCAGCCGGGCCCACTTCCTGATCAGTAATAGCGGCCCAGGTATCGTCGTCAGCGTACCGGATGAGCACTCCCGGGCCCTCTTCAGTTGGGCGCATAGAGTTGATGAACGCCTCGAGCGTCGCCGCCTTGAGCATCCCCTCACGGTCGAGCTTGCTCACGATGTGCTTAGAGCCCTCGTCCAGGCCGCTGTGCCAGGAAGCAATATCAACGTCCTCCATCGCCCTGCGAGTCCCAGCCCTCATCACCGGGCTCATAACAACGTGCCCGAGTGCACCAAATCCTGCACCCATACCCATCATCTGTCCGGCCTCCTCAGCCGTAGAGGTGCCTGTAAGCGCGGGAATGGCTGCAACTGCAGTACCGGCCTTGGCAGCCTGTTTGAGGTTACGAGCGACCTCCAGGCCGCGCCCCAGGCCCATTTTGGAGCCCCTCCGGGCCGTCCGACGCAACCATTCCGGGGCAGCCTCGTCGAGGGCCACCTGCTGAAGTCTGTTGAGGGCGATACGGCCGGGCTCTGTCCGGCTCCAGGCGCTTACGGCGTCTCCGAGTCCAGAAAGCATCTGCCCGCCGCGTTTCGCGAACGCGAGTCCTGCTGAAGCCATAGCCATAGGGGCGGCGATGGCCATCGGAGCACCCATTGCGGCACCAACCGCTGACATACCCACTACTGCTGGCGTGGCTTTTTGGACGAACTGGGCTGCTTTGGTCTTCCCGACATGCTCAACACCACGCCCCATCTTAGCGATCCCTGCGCCCACGTCCTCGCCTAACGCGCCTTTGAAGCCGGAGGCGATCTCCATACCCCTCGCCAGTCTCGGGCTCCTGGCGGCCGTCCTGGCGGCCAGGGAGGAGGCCTTGGCGGACGCACCAGCAGCCTTGCCCACTCCGCCCACTAACAGAGAGGGGTCGAGGACGATGGAGGCCAGCTCGGCGGCGTGCTGCTCCGGAGCGATGGTCTCAGGGAGCTTGGTCTCAGGGAGAGCCATCCCAACTTGCGCACCGAGCGCCTGTGGGACCGATCCGAGCATTGTGGCTCCGCCACGCTCGAACTGCTCCCGGACCCTCATGGTCTTGAAATTCTCCAGATACCGGTTGTAGTCGACCAGCATGTCACCCTCAGGCCCCAGGTTGGTGGTCGCCTTGATCATCTTATCGCGGGCCCAGGCGACGGGCATCCGACCGATGTTCAGAAAATCGAATGTCCCGCGCAACGCGGCTTCCCCGGCAGTTGACCCCACCTTCCACGGCTGGGTGGCCAGCTTGGGAATCTCCTTGATCGCGCCGACGCCCTGCTCCCACCCGTACTTGACAAACGCTGGAACGCCTTCCGTAGCGAACGATACGCCTGCACCAATCGTCTTGTCGAGCACCCCGCGCTCCTGCTCGCGCCGCCATTGCTGCTTAAACTCGTCCTGAGTCAAGGGTCGGTCAACGCCAGGTTGTCCCACAGGCTGTCCCTGCTGATACATCTTGGTGACGTCGAAGTTGCCTGAGGGTTGCGACCCGAAGTTGGGCATGGACGTGACGTCGAACCCCGACTTCGTATCGGGGCCCTGCGTCATCGATGGAAAAGATTTGGTGACGTCGAAGGGCATTATCTGGCCAAGGGTACGGGCGTCCGCTTACCATTCATTTCTCGGATGATAAACTGGTTGCCTTTGTCATCGATTCCGATGGCTCCCAAGGGCATCGCCATAACCTCCTCCGCCGACGTTACCCGGCGAGGTGTGCTTGCCGCTTCGTTCAATACTTGAGCCACCGCATTAACTGCACTTGCCGGGGCGTCTTGCTTCAGCGCACCTGTGATCCCCTGGAGGACTTCAGGAGGAACTTGTGTGCCCTGGGCTTGCGCAAACGCCTGCAGCCGTGCAGCCGCATTATCCCGTGCGCCCTGCGCACCAGGACCAGCTGAAGAGATCATCAGATCGGTAGCCAACGCACGCGCGTACCGCTTTTGCAGGACAACGTCTTGGCCATCCCCAGGCATCGGGAAGAACTCCCGCGCGTACCGCTTGAACTCATCTTTGGAGATCGCAGCACCGGATTCCCGACGCAGGACGCTGGTGATGAATCCGCCCATTGCACCCATCGAGCCCTTCAGATCCTGCGACCGGAAGTTCTCGGGCATGAACTTGAGGACTGTCGCGGCGCGACTGGACATTTCAGCGTCACCGCCGACCATGTCGTACAGCGCGTTATTGAAGAGCATCCGGCCGGAGTGCATTGTCGAATTCGTCTGCGCCTCGGTCAACGCCTTGGCCTGGTCGCCCGCGTCAGCGACCCACTGCTGCTTGGTCTCACCCGTCTGCGGGTCAGTCATGTTGATGATCGAACCGATGGGCTCACCCGTCTGCGGGTTATTCACCAACTGCACCTGCGGGGTGACTGGGCCAACTGCCCGAGGGGCTGCTGTCGCCGCCGTCGGCTGGCCAGTCGTTGGGTCTATATCGACCTTCAGGTAACGCATCCCTTCGGGAGCGGGCGCGAGCCCGGGAGCCGCAACCTGCTGTTGCTGGACGCCAGCGATTTCCTGGGCCGTGATGTCAGGCATCGCCCGTTTGTACATCGAGGAGACTGCCTCCCGGTCCTGCGGCGGCAATTGCGCTAAAGGCAGCTGGAGCTGTGGGCTCAGTGCCGTCTGTCGGCCGAGTTCCCGCACCTTCTGGGCACGCTGCGCTTCCTGGGATGCGATCTGCATGGGCGGAAGCTGGACGTCAAAGAGGCTTTGCGCGCGTCCCTCAGCGGCCTGGGCACGCCCCTCAGCGGCCTGGCGCAGTGCATGCGAAGCGTCAAACTGGCTCTGTTGCTGCGCCATGCGCTGCTTCTCCAGTTTACGCGATTGGTACTTCGCGAGGTTATCGCCAAGAATCTTCCACGGCTCGTAAAAGCCCTGTTGCGCTAATCCGTAATAGGTCGGCATCTCTTCCTCCTTACCAAGGTCCAACTGCGGCGGCACCCGCGCCAGCGCCACCGGCTGCTCCCGCTGCTTGAGCGGCTTGCGCTGCTTGGGCCGCTTGAGCGGCTGTACCAGTTCCCAAAACCTCTGCGCCGGTCACCGCCGGAACGGCTGCGCCGGCAGCTGCAGGTGGTACTGCACCGGCTCCGCCAATAGCCTGCACGGCCTGCGTCGCCTGCGGGACTTGTGTGGCCCCAGTGCCCATCGCGGTGGACGGCGGGAGTCCAGCGGCTGTCGGGTCATACGGCGATCCAGCGAGCCCCTGCTTAAAGTCAGCCCAGCCTTGTTGCATCGGATCGGTGAGCCCAGGTTGAATAGCGTTCGCCCACGGGTTGCGCAGCATCTGCCCGAACTTGTAGGGACCACTCCCACCAACGACGCCCTGGCCTTTGGTCCCGCCCATATTCGTCTGCATCTGACCACGCTTGTTCTTGGCCGGTAGCCCGGGCACTCCAATTGTTCCTGCTCCTTGAACGACTGGCATGGCTTCTCCTTACAGGTTGGGCATCGCTCCCATTGCGGCAATGCCGTAATCGAGCGCGCCAGGTTGTTTGACGACTGCGGAGCCGGGAACCGTCACTTGGTCCTGTCCAAGTCCCTGCGCGATCTGCGCGGCCTGGCTGACCGGCTGCATCTCAAGCCCAGGAACGGCGGCCATCATCTGGGCCGGGGTAGCGGTCGCCTGCTGAAGCATTTGAACCGCCTGCTGTTGATTCTGCCGTTCCTGGAGATAGTTTGCCAGACGGGCCTGGGCCTCTTGAGCCGACAACTGGGCTCCGGTCGCTGCCATCTGTCCTTGTTGTGCTTGCTGGTTTGCGGTCGAAAAACCGAGACCAGCCCGTGAGTACTGATCGGCTAACCGACCGCCCACGTCAGCCGCCTGGCCCATAGTGGCCCGTCTGGACGATGCTAAAGACTTTTCGAGGTATGGGTTGGATCCGAGGTACCGGCCTCCAATGGTTTCTCGAGCAAGCGTCTGCGCTTCTCCCCATCCAGGAGAGTACGCGCCTTGACGTGCAAGACCGCCGGCTTGACGGGCGGCGAGAGTCGCGCGTCCGGCTGCCGGCCCGAGAGCCGAGAGAACACCCCGCCGGGCCTGCTCGCCCTGCTCGGAGTATGGGTTCACGACTTGTGGTTGGTCGCGATAAACACGGTCAGATCCTGTGCAAAAGCTCATTCTTCTACCTCCTCAGAACAGGATACTTCGATTACCCCTGGTGGTCAACGAGATAGCTGCGGACCCTGTCCATGAACTCATCGGCTCCGAGTGCATGGTTTTCGATGAGTCCGAGCGTCTTGTTGCAATTCGTACAAAGGAGTTGTCGGACCTCGCCGTTCTTATGGCAGTGATCAACCACCGCAGCACCAGGCACCCGACTCGTGACACCACGCTTCATCTTGCAGCCGCATATACCGCAACGCCCCTTCTGGGCCGCCCACATACGATCCCAGTCTTCAGTGGTCAGGCCGTACTTGCGGTCCAAGAGATACTTCCTGGCGTACTCCGCCCGGCGTTCCTTATTCCGTTCCCGCCACCTCCGCGTTGCGTCGCGGCTCCTTTGGGCAACTTCTGGGTCGTCGCGGTAACGCCGACGCTGGTCTTCGTTACACTTCTCGCGGTTTCTCTCCGCCCATTTCTGTTGTGGACTCTTCATACACTTTATCCTACGTCACACTTAGGATAAAGTCAATTATCGAAATCCGCGTAGCGCAGCAACCGGCGGCACTTCATCTCGTGCGCCATGCCCCCGACGACGAACGCCACAGCGTACGCGATGTCCTGGTATTGGCTCTTCAGGACGTGGCCGACCATCTTATTTTGCAGAACGTCCGTTCCGCGCAACACTTCGCTCTCCCAGTACGCCATAATCGACGTATGGACAATTGGCCATAGGACTTGTTTATGGACGGCCCAAAACTCATTGAACGTCAGCGTGTGCATCAGCCCCATCTGGACCCGCACGATGTCGGCTACCTCCAGGGGCTTATCTTTATCGATGAGGTCATCGATCTGGTGGAACCACGCGTAGAGGCAGCAGAGAAAAGAGTGTGCGTTTTCGTCGCCACTTGTGATCAATCGCAGTGCCTTTGTAACCTCGTAGGGGACGGTTACGTTTGCGCGTCCTGGAGCTCCTTCACCGCTTTGCGCAGGTACTCCAGCTCCTTCACGATCTCCCGGATCGCCCGGTCCTGGGCCTCCCAGTCCTGTTTCTCCTCCACCCGCATTGGCCGGCTCCGGCTCCGCCGGGGTGTCTCTGTGACTCCTCTTCCGAGGTTGATTGGGTAGTTGGTTGCCATTACTCATTAGTAGGTTCCGCCGAGACGTCCGACGATGGTGTAGCGTGAGATCTTCCACTGCGCTCCGGGGTCAGTTGAGTAGACGCGCATGCGGATGAAGCGGCCAGACTGTCGAATACCGACCTTGGTCGTCCAGTTGCGTCGTCCACGCGTGTCAATCGGAGTAGGGTCTGACCATCGGATCTCGTCGTCGAGGTTACTTCGGCCTCCAAGCTGGACATACAGGAGGCTGGGAACGCCGAGATCAGTTCCGTCAGTATCGATAGCGAGTTCGACGTGATCCGTATACTTAAAATTCGCGGGAGCACCGAAATCGTAATCGTGAGTCTCTGCAAGGCACGTATAGCCTCCTTCGTGATCCCCTCGGCAATCTGCCGAGCTAAGTCGGTAAAAGACTCGCCCATGCACAAGGAGTCGAGGTACGCCCTCGCTTGTGGGGTCATCTCCGATCTCCTCATTCGGAACGTCGGCCTTGACTCCAACAAGTACGTATTGCTTTTCTCCGTCGTCAACGTACTCGAACCATCGCAAAGTCTCGGTGCTCCAAATCTGGGTGTCTTCAAGGTCATTCCATGTTGGAGCTAACTCCCAATCAACAAGTCCGAGGGAGGAGATTCCTCCAAGAGCTGCTGAGTAGTCGTCGAGCGTGACCGAATTGTCCTCAAAATTATAGATCAGTACGCGCTTAACGACAGTGCCAATCTGCGGGTATGCTACCCACACCTGGCGCAGGTGGGGGAACTGTTGGCAGGTGATCTCGTCCGCGCGGCCACGGTCAAGCTCGTTGAAGAACTGCGTCGTGTGCTGGCGACCGATTGGGGTAACCACCTGGCCGCCTGAGTAGACGAACAGATCGTTCTTACCAACAAAGAACACGCCCTGGACTTGGTTCTGGACATGCATCTGGCACCATGCATTCCTCGCAATCGGCCCGATGCCCGGGACCTCCAAGCGTATCGCAAAGGGGATGCCTGGCGCGTCGACGAGCTGCATCGATTGAATCGACAGATTCTTGAGGATGTAGCCGTATTCCCCGATGGTCGTCACAGCGAAGATCTCGCCATTGATGTCCGAGCCAGCGTTAATGATCTCAGCCGCTGAGTTGGCGGTCATCGAGTCGAGGATCGAACCTGCAGGGATAATGTCCCCGGGATCGGCGGAGCCAGTGTACCCGAGGTTCTTCAGCTTGACTGCGCTCACGCCCCCGAGGTCCGCCTCGGAGCTAACGATAACCGAAGAGCTCCCGAGGTTCTTAACCTCCATCCACGGGGTGAGCGTAACGTAGTAGACCGGCGACGTGGCTGTATACGTCCCTGTCGACTTCTGGTTGGTCCCCAGGCCGAGGCGACGCGCCGTCACCTCCACTCCGTCAACGGCTGTCACTTTGTACAGGTCACGGAACGGCGCGCCCTCGACCGAGGATACGGAGATCAGATCCCCTACCTCCGGGCCGGAGGCGGTCAAATTGAACTTGGTCGTCTGGTTGATAGTGGGGACTACGACGTCGGCAGTGATGGCCGTAGAGAAGGAGGTAATGGCTCGCGTATCTTCGATCTGGAGATCCGTGACGACGCCGTTGACCGCGAGGAAGCCGTCCGTCTGGAACTCAACCCCAAGCTCCTGGAACGCGAGCTGCGCAGTTTCGTCAGCGGCAATGGTAACCGCCCACTCGGCATGGGTTGCGCTGGACCCTGCCTGGTTTGAGACGTCGGCAACCTCGTAGTAGCTGTAGATTGCGGAACTGGTTCCCGCGTCGAGATCGATGCGCGCGAACTGTCCGACGGCAAAGAGGTCGTCAGGATCGTCGAGCGTGATCCACGGGGTTTCTGCGCCCGCTGCCGGCTGGGTGAAGTCGTTTTTGATCGCACCCCGCGCGGTTGACGCTGTTGCTGAGATCGGGATCCAGGTCGTGAAGTCATTGGTTGCCGATGCTTTGAGGATGTTTCCACGCCAGAGAACGGCGTGGCCGCCGACAACCTCAACGCCCGCCCAGGCAGAGTCATCGTACAGGCCTGGGATTGGCTTGGCTACCCCTGAGCCCGGCCAGTAATGCGGCGTGATCGTGTTCTGGGCGATCAAAACAGAGTTGAAGAAATCGGCGAACGACCACCTATAAAGGGGTCCTGCCGTGGCGTCCACCGGCATGATGTTCGTCAAGTCCGCTTTGAAATGAGTCGACACAGTAGCCATTGTTCTGCGAGTATAGCCTCTTGGGCCTCAAAGCTCAACAACTTCCCCACGCCCCCAGCCCTGGCCAGCGTTGGCGCAGATCACGTCCCCCTTCAGGAATAGGTCCCGATGGGCCTTGTACGCCTTACGGTAGTCCTTGATGCGGGTGCGACTCACGCGCTTGCTGGAGTCGTGGTGGATCCGGCTCCGCATGGTTGGCGGAAGCTCCACCTGACACATCTCTGACCGCAGCGCCCGGGCCACAAGGTCGGAGTCTTCGTGACCGTACCCCTTGTTGAACCGCTCGTCGTATCCCCCCAGGTAGCCGAAGTCGTCTTTGTGGAAGGCGATGGTCCCCATCATGTCGGAGATCTGGGGGGCGACAAACGCGTTCTTCCGCACGTTGCGGATGAGGAATGCTTGGGCGTGCTCATCAAGGAATGTGTCCGCATCGAGGTTGCATACCACCGGGCCGCGTGCATGTTTGTGGGCCATGTTCTTGGCATGGCTCGGCTGCCAATACTGCTCGCCTTCGTGGCGATACGCGCGGAGCCGGGCATCCGGGTACTTCTCACGCATCCGCTTCACAAGGTCCTTGACAGCGTCCTCCGCGTGACTGGAGTAGTCCATGACCACGAACTCTACCGGCAGCCCTGCGGCAGACTCCAGGTTGGCCGGCAGCGTCGTCTCCAAGACATCCGCACGATCCATACAGGTGATGCAGACGCTAAGGATCAGACCGTCCTCGCCGGAAGTGGTAATGGTCTCGCCCGGCACGAATCGCGGGGCGTCCTGGAACTCGATGCCCTGGGCCGGTATGACCATACCGCCGTTGCCGGCGATCACCGGGTGGGTCTTCACCCAGTTGTCCAGCGTTCGCAGGTTGTGGCGGTTGCCCGGGTTGCGCGTGCGCTCCGTGGACTTCAGCCAATGCGACACATGTGGATGATGCCAAATTGTATTATCAACGTCAGGAGCAGGCTGGTCTTTCGCGCGACACCAGTAGTTCATCAAAGGTCTCACACAGAAATCCCAGCCCTCCCTCCCAATCACAAAGTCCGGAAGATACCGCCGGAACTCCGGCCAAATCGATGCCTTGATCGCGAACGCGTCCACGCCCCCGTCGTGCGCCCCCATCTCCGGCGAGATCCACTCCACTTGGTCACTCATGACTGGGATCTGCCGACGGTAAAAGTAGCAGACCTCCGGGTGATGCGACAACGCATCGAGAAACCGCTGTGCGCTCACGCGGGAGAAGCCGATGTCCGCGTTGGCGTAGATCAGCCAATCCTCCGGACGCGCAATGTCGTATGTGGCATCCAGCAGATCTCGCAGGAACGGCACAGGGCGCTCGTCCCCTAACTGAGATCCCGAGTGACGCGCGAGCATATCGGGGGCGTACTGGTGCGACATGACCTCGGGGCGCTCCAGCAGGAACCGCCACGATCCTCGAGCGATGGAGTGCCTGGAATCCAGCTTCGGTGGTAGTGAGTGTGCGATGTGGATGAACGGCGTCGGCGCAGTGTCTGTCAGCTCACAGACCTCGTCCCGGAGGGTTACGCGCCGCGTGTAGTTGTACGCATCCGCAAGCTTCTGCTGCTTCCGACTCTGGATGTGCGACCACGTAGTGGAGCCCTCGTGAATGCCATAACAGGCCAACGGCTCGTTCACGTATAGAAGAGACCCGAACGTCTCAACGTGCCGAAGCATAAGCAGGAGATCATTCCCGGCGAGCATCGTAGGGCTTGTTGCGCAGCCCGGGCCCTTGAAACGCCGCTCGAAATCCTTGAGTGTGCGGACGCACAGATCCCGCTCGTAGATGCAGTTGACGGGGGAGATCGCAAGTCGGTTGTGGACGTAGAGCGCGGCTGCGAGCTTAGCCGGCCCCATGACGCCCGTCTGGCGGTCGAACTCCCGCGTCCGAAACTTCAGCTTGCCGTCGTCATCATAGGCGTCTGCGCCGCCAAGCACCCACCCGGCGGTCCCACTTAGCAGCTGCGGAGCGATGATGTTGTCGTAGGTCTCCCCGAAATTAGGCGACAGCCAGTCATCGTCGTGGAGGATCAGTACGTACGGGGTACGCGCCAGATACACACCACGGAGCCACGTCTCGTTCACGCCGAGGTCGTGCGCCCGGAGAGTGGCTGTGGCCCGCCCGAATTCCTTGACTACCTTTGCTACCGCATCAGTAGTCGCGCTGCCGGAGACGACAACAGGAAATCCCTGAGGGATGGAGGCCAGACATTTGGTGAGTCGATCAGCCCGTTGGTGGCTGGTCACAACAATCGTTAGTTGGTCGCGCATAGGTTAGACACAAGCGTTTTCGCCGTCGAAACTGTCGAGGAGCATTATCGTGGTGTCCGTGAGGTTTTCAAGCTTAACATCCTTGATAAAGAGGCCCACCACACTCACAGGATCCTGGCCCGTGCGTTCCATGATTAACTGGATGCTCTCGGACACCGTTGAGGTCACGTCGAACTCCCACGAGAACGTACTGAAGTTGTCCGCCTGAGACTTCGGACCCTTCGTCGCCTTGACGTTGAGTAAACTCCCGATGAGGCAGTGGATGCTCATCGGATACTCGTTCTCCTGGCGGCCCGTGCCCGAGACGTCGATAGAGAACTTGTACCGCTTGCCGGCCTCGAAATTGTACGACACTTTGGACGTCATGTGCCCCTCGCGCTGCTTGTTCCCGATTGAGTTATTCGAGTTCGTCCCAACCATATCGATGTAGAGCCCGTTCCCCGGGAACTGATTATAGAGTTCGATGCCGTTCGTACCCTCCCCGCAAAGGTCAACCACGCCGTTGGTCACATCCCAGTTGATGAAGCCAGTGTAGTCCAGTTGAGGACTGACGCACGCGTAGTAGTAATTGTAGGGGTTGTCCCCGAACTCACAGATGATGGATGGCATCTGCTCCACAGTGTTACGCAGTTCGTCGATGTCCCGGACATCGAAGTAGTACCCCGGAGTCGCGAGGTCCGTCACAAGCTGTGTGTACGTGGTGTCTACATTGTACCCTATGACGACAAGAATCGCACCTGGCAGCGTCTTGATCCGGTCGGCTGAGACCTTGGCTGCCGCCATCGCCGTCTCCATCGTCCCATCACCGCCCGGGTCTGTAACCCGCGCCGGTCCGTCGACGATCAGCACCACGACTCCACGGTCCTCGGAGTTGTGGACGTCCGCGTCAAGCAGCTGCTCGTAGCAAAGGTCAAGTCCACCAGAGATGTCAGAATCGTCTGTTCCGCGAAGCGACTCGAACTCCCGAACTGTCTGGGACTTGTCGCTGTCGAGCGGGTGGTTGATGTAGGCGTCCGCCGTCTGCAAATCGTAATCACCAGCAAAGCTCGTCACTCCTGACGTGTCTGTATCCTGCATCCGCTGGGTGCAGCCAACCATCGCCTCTGCGAGGTGGGTCAGGATACGCTTGCCGTTCGCCGTCTGCTCCATCGAAGCCGACCGCTCCACGCACCACAGCCAGTCTCGGCGGATATCCACACACTGTGCCTTGACCGACAGCCCCGCCTCAGCGGTGATCCCACGGTGCGTGGCGGAGATCGTGGTAGTGCCGAGGTTGACCCCGTAGGCCTTACCTGCGGTCATTGTAGCGATGGTCCCCTCCTCGATTGCCCAGACAGTAGAGTCGTCCGTCACGTCCGCCCGCGTGCCGTCCTCGTAGGTGGCGTAAGCTCGGTATTGGTACGACTGCCCGATCTCCAACTCCGCAAAAGAGGGAGTAACCTCCAACGTCCGCACAGACTTGGTTGTGTAACAAGTCGTGAGTCCCCGGATCGGGGCCGCGCTGGTGTGGGAGTCTACCAGAGACCCGTCGACGTGGTAGTACTTGGCGACCAACTGGTCCTTGTCGACCTCCACTAAAATCGCGCCGTACTGCGAGGAGTCTCGGAACTTACTCTCCGCCAGCGGGGTGCCGAAGCCACGCAAGGAGTGGCCGCTGGCCCCACACACCATGTAGGTCTTCCCGTTGGACTCAAGCCGCTCGTAGTTGTGTGCATGGCCGAACAGCCCAAGAGATATGGGCTCGGAATCCAACCACCGCACGTCCGCGAGTCCCGGCGTATGCAGGGTATCGCTGGTGTACGGAGGGGAGTGGCCTACCACGACAACCCACGGGCAATCACTGAACGCGATCACGCCAGACGCCCACGTCTGCTGTGCTGACGCTACCGCGACTGGGTCATACCCGTCGTACCCGGAGTACGCGGACTCGTTCGCGTTCAGCACTACGAAGTGGACCGG